TACCAGCACGCCCGCCGATGTGCTCACAGAACTGGCAAAGGATAGCGACTGGCATGTCCGCAGTAATGCGGCAGGGAATCCCAACACACCCGCCGATGTGCTCACAGAACTGGCAAAGGATAGCGACTGTATTGTCCGCAGTTATGCGGCAAGAAATCCCAACAAGCCCGATTACGAAGCGGAAGAACTTCAATTTACGGTAAAAGATACCTATGTGTCAGTACAAGGTACTACTTATATCTGGTATAAACACAACTATCCCAATGTTGCTCCATTTTATACATGTGGCTGTTTTTGTGGCTCACGAGAGCAATTGTTAATGAGAATTTACACTACTGATAATCAAGGTAGAGCGGCTGAGCGAATGAGAATATTGAATGCCCTCGACGAGAAGTTCAAAGAAGTTTTTAACCGATAAAAAATAAAAGCGATGTTTTACGAAATCAAACTGAAAGTAGAAAAAGAGAACAGCAAAGGAGAGATGAAAGAAGTCGTCGAACACTTCATCACCGATGTAGGATTATTTGCCGAGGCCGAAGCCAAAGGACTGGAACAATACAACGGAAATTGCGATGTAATCTCTATCACCCGCTCTAATGTCGTCGAGATAGTAAACGAGAAGGAAGAAGGCAAGCCCTTCTACAAAGCCACGTTGATAGACATATTCATCGATGACAACGGCAATGAAAAGGAAACGAAGTACTACAACCTCGTTTGCGCCAAAGACATCACCGAAGCCAACCGCCTCATGCAAGAACACATGAGACAAGGTCTTAACGACATGCGGCTCGATGCGATTCAAAAGACAAAAATCATAGACCTGATATAGGAGAATAATGTGAGACATTCCCCGCAAGCCGATCCGGGTACGTGGTCGAGCACCATACGGAGGAAGGAACTGCGGGGAGAAATTAGCCATAAGTGTTTTAGGTGGTATCGGCAGTGGTTCACGGGAGAGCGGTATAAGTCGAGTATAAGGAGCGAATATACAGTTGCGGGTTCGAGTCCCGCCTGCCGAACAAAAAGAGAAAGATATGCAATTAAAAGTCTTTACAGCATTCAGCGGATATGACAGCCAGTGCATGGCACTCGACCGGCTCGGAGTCGATTACGATCTGGTCGGCTGGTCGGAAATCGACAAGTACGCCATACAAGCCCATAATGCCGTATATCCACAGTACCGAGACAGGAACTTCGGGGATATATGCCATATAGACTGGGACAAAGTTCCCGACTTCGACCTGTTCACATATTCTTTCCCCTGCACGGACATTTCAACGGCCGGAAAGCAAGCGGGATTGGAGAAAGGCAGCGGCACACGCAGCAGCCTGTTATGGGAATGCGAGAAAGCGATAGAGAACAAAATGCCGAAATACCTGCTCATGGAGAATGTAAAAGCACTTGTCAGCAAAAAGTTTATCAATCATTTCAACGAATGGGTTTCGTACTTGCAGAGTATCGGGTACTCCAATTTTTGGAAATTGATAAACGCAAAGGATTATGGTGTTCCACAGAATAGAGAGCGTGTGTTTATGATTTCAATATTGGGAGTTAACGAGTATTACGAATTCCCGCGGACGTTTAAACTCAAAAAAAGATTAAAGGACGTTTTAGAGAACAATATTGAAGATTATTACATGAAACACCCGGCAAATAAATGGATATTGTCAGACAAAGCAAAAAGAACTCTGAAAATGAGATATGCTTCGATAGACTCTGATATAGCTATATGCGTTACTGCAAGAGGCTTTATATCTTGGAATTGCACTTATGTAACAAGGAAAGATGGAAATATCACAATATTGACAAATAAAGAGGTCTTCCGCCTTATGGGAATTTCTGATTATGATATAGAAAGAATACAAGCATCAGGGATAAGCTACTCACACCAATACTATATGGCTGGCAACAGCATTGTGGTAGATGTCTTGTTTTACATTTTTAAAAATCTTTTCATCGAAAGAAAACAGAAAAAGTATATTCAGTTAAAACTATTTTGACAATGGAAGAACAGGCAGCATACAGCAGAAAACTCAAATACGACGTAGTGATAGGCATAGACCCCGATGTTGAGCGTAGCGGCTACTCCGTATTGGACACAAGGAAAATGAAAATGGAGATGAGTGTTTGCCCATTCCCCTTGTTGGTAGAGGGCATAAAAAAACTTCATGAGCACTGCAATAAAAACGATGAACGAGTGGCAGTGTATGTCGAGGCAGGCTGGAAAAACAAATCCAACTGGCACTTGTCCCCGAAAGACACACGGGCGAGCTCAGCCAAGAAAGGCGAGCATGTAGGCCGCAACCAAGAGACTGGTCGCAAGATAGTCGAAATGCTGAGTCATTACGGAATACAAGTCATGGAGCAATCCCCGTTGCGCAAGTGCTGGCAAGGGAAAGACGGCAAGATCACCCATGAAGAATTGAAGCGGTTGTGCCAGATGAGCGGGATAGAGTTTAACAGACCCCGCAGCAACCAAGAAGAAAGGGACTCTGCCCTGCTCGCCATCACCTGCTCCGGATTGCCCATTAAATACAAGGTTGTCGAATCTGAAATAAACAAATGATATGACAGCAGAAGAATTTATAAACTCTACCGCTTGCCGGCAACAAATGCGTAAAAAATATTCCGTTTTCCGGCAACATTTTATATTAAAATATTCCATACAACTAAAATAAAAGCTATGAAAACGAACCAAATTATGATTCGTCCAATGGGTGATTTTAAAGTATCTCAACGGACTTGTGACGGTAAATTCGACTGTACGAATTTGATTGTGCAGTGGAATAGTGCTAATAAAAATAATACCAAGAAGATAGGAGATTATCTCAGATTAAAAGAAACGAGAGAATTTGTTAAAGCTCTCATGGAGGAACCCGAATTTAAAGACGGGAATTCCCGTCTTTTAGAAAGTGATGATTATAAGGATTTTCCAAAATCTATAGTTGTGGTAACACGAGGTAAAAATGGAGGTACATGGATGACACCTCTTATGTTTTTAGATTTTGCGATGTGGCTAAATCCCGCATTCAAAGTAAAGGTTCTGAAATTCGTACAAGACGAAATGATAAAGTATCGCAATGAAGCCGGCGATGCCTACAACAAACTAGGCTCTGCCGTTTCAAAGATCGTTCGGAAAGACTTCATGCCCCAAGCCATGCAGAAAGTAGGCGAAGCGTTGAACTGGATTGTGTTCAACGAGCATGAAAGGAATATCCGCAACCAATACGGCGAAGAAAAGAAACAGCGGGAATTGTACGAGCTGGAAAGAAAAGTCGCCGACCTTATCAACGAGGGATTTATCAAGAGCTACGACCAAATGATAACCTATCTGAAAAACGTTTACCGGCACAAGTACCTGCCGGCTGTATTCTCATAACCCAGAATTGTTAAAACAAAAATAGCCATGATTATAGCCAAGCAAGTTATATCCTCCATTATCGAGGAAAAGAAAAAGAATAACAAGGAGCCCTCCATAGCGAGCTTTACCGAAATACAGTCGGTAGTTATCCGGTCACTCAAATCCGAGATAAACGAGCTATGCAAAACCGGTGAGATTGACAAGCACAAGACCCTGAACGGGTGGGCATTTTCAATTACTGAAACTTAATTATGGAATCGGAAGACAAATTAAACAGAGAAAAATTAGTTATATCTGATTTATGTTTGGAATACCTTTTTATAAAGTCCATTATCAACTATGATCAATATGTAGATATTCATAATAGAATAAAGAAATTCCAAGAAGATAATCATGTTATTGTTAATTTCAATCAATTATCGTCAGCTCGTTTTTATTATAACGACGATCCCGATAAATCAAAAACATTAAAGGTGAAATTAATAACATCGAGCATGAATACCTTTAAACGAGGAGACATCTATCTAAGAAGTTTAGAAGATTCATTGTTTGAGTCAAGATTGCCAGTTATAAGGGAAATGATAGATACCAATACCCTTAATCTCTATACTGAGATAGAAACCATAGAAGATTTGGATATATTGGTTCATGAGTTTGGCTGTCATATCGTTTACGGAGATAAAACAGAAGAAGGAATTATGATAATTGAAAAGTATGATACGAAAAGAGAATAACTATCAATATTTATAATAAATGAAAGACAGCTTTTTGATTTATAAACCATTTTATAAACCCATATCGAGATTATCGGACAAACAACTGGGCAGGCTGTTTCGAGCAATATTCAAATATCAACTTGGCGAGGAGGTTACGGTAGAGGAGGACATTGAAATGGCATTTGAGTTTTTCAAGAATCAATTCGAGATAGATGAACTCAAATATCAGGGCATTGTCGAGAGAAACCGGAACAACGGGCGTAAAGGAGGTAATGACAAGAACTCTGAAACGGTTAAATCAAAGTCCAGTGGGAGCCAAACGAGCCACTCGACCCCAAATAACCCAGTGGGGGCCAAACGAGCCAGTGGGGGCTTAAATGATAATGAAAATGATAATGATTTAAAAGAAACTTCTCTATCGAGAAGCAAAGAAAAAGAAGAAGATTTTGGCAAAGACGTTGACAAGCCACTGACAGAACTGCGTGAAGAACTACTCTCAAATCAAACGTGGATAGAAACGCTATCGATGAACAACCACATCGACGGGAACGAATCGAGGCTCTATATCGAGGCATATATCCGTAAGCTCCAAAACGAGGGTATTGCAAGAAAAAGCGTCAGCGATGCACAAAAACACTTTGCCCGCTGGTTAATAATCGAACTAAAACGAGCACGAGATGAGCAATCCGGAATCCATCAAAAACCTAATTCCAAGACCAAAGAGCAGCGATATGCAGAGTTTGCAGAAGCTATCGCCGCCAAGCTGGCAACGGGAGATACTGGCAACCTACAAGACGGGGGAGAATCTGCTCTGCCTTTTTAGCCCCGACAATCAAGTCCGCTATTGCCAGAGCCTCGAACGATGCTTTATCGGCAAAGCTCCGAGCATAGCCCGTGTGTCGAGGACGTTCGGGAGCCACATCGCCGAGTCGTGGCTGGAAATACAGCTTCTCGACCTAGCCGAATTTTCGGGAGTCCGCAAGGACGGAATGACGGAAAAGGAATACGAGGAGATAGCCCGTATCATCATCTCCGGCTATGGTGATTTCAAACTTACCGAGTTCATGGTATTCTTCCAGCGGTTCAAGCAAGGTCTTTACGGGACGTTCTACGGAGTTTTCGACCCTATGGTGATAACAAGGTCTCTTCGAGAGTTCAGAGCCGACAGAGAGAAACTATTGCGGTTCTATGAGGACAAGAAAAGGCAGGAGGAAAAGGAAAGGGAGAGAGAGCTACGTGAAAAGGAGAAAGCGACACCCGATCAGATTCAAGAAATTATCGACAAATACAGCAAAAAGGAAAGTTAAGTATGAAAGACATAGAGCTTTACAACGACTCATTCCAGAATTATAAAGTCTATGGGCTGCCAAAAGCGCAGCTGATTATAGCAGATGTGCCGTATAATTTGGCGAATAACGCCTACGCCAGCAACCCCGCATGGTATATTGACGGAGACAACAAGAACGGCGAGAGCGCATTGGCAGGCAAACAATTCTTCTCGTCCGACAGCGAGTTCCGTCCGGCCGAGTTCATGCACTTCTGTTCCAAAATGCTCGTGAAAGAACCGAAAGAAGCCGGCAAATCCCCCTGCATGATACTGTTCTGCGAGTACGAACAACAGTTCAAATTCATAGAGTTAGGACGCAAATACGGGTTAAATCACTACATACCGCTGGTTTTCCGCAAGGACTTCTCGGCGCAAGTGTTGAAAGCAAACATGAAGGTCGTCGGCAACTGCGAATACGGTCTTATCCTTTATCGGGACAAGTTGCCCAAATTCAACAACAACGGGAGAATGATATTCAACTGCTTCGACTGGGTGAGGGACAACACCACGCCCAAATGCCACCCTTGCCAGAAACCTGTCCCGCTTCTCAAACGGTTGATAGAGATATTCACGGACAAGGGCGATGTTGTCATCGACCCGTGCGCAGGAAGCGGCACGACCCTGTATGCGGCAGCCTCATTGGGAAGAAAGGCATATGGTTTCGAGGTCAACAAGCAATTTTATAACGACGCAAATGAAAAGGTCTTGAAAAGAATACAAGTCAGTTTATTTCAATAGATTATAAAAATCATACAGATATGGGAGAAATAGAACTTATGAAAGGAGGAGAGCAATGAGAAAAACGATATTAGATGCCTGTTGCGGGGGAAAGATGTTCTACTTCGACAAACATGACGAAAGAGTTCTTTTTCAAGATATTCGAAAGGTCTCTACTCATTTATGCGATGGTAGATTATTTGAAGTAAATCCCGACATACAAGCCGACTTTACAAATATGCCCTATGAGGATAAGTCTTTTTCAATGGTAGTTTTCGATCCGCCTCACTTATTAAGGAATGCTGGAAAGTCAGAGATGGCAGATATGTACGGAAGTTTGAACGAAAAAGCATCGCCAACAGGCTACCAACAAATTAAATACGGAGCTCTGTATTCAGATTGGCGTGATATGCTGGCAAAGGGATTTAAAGAATGTTTTCGAGTCCTGAAACCCGGAGGATTTTTGATTTTCAAATGGAACGAGACAGACATCAAAGTGTCGGAAGTTCTCAAACTCACACCTGAAAAACCAATATTCGGGCATATATCCGGCAAACGTTCTAATACACACTGGATTTGTTTCATGAAAGATTATATAAAGGAGGAATAAAAGATGAAAATAGAAGATATTGAAGATGCAGCATTAGACTGTGCCCTATTTGAGGATTATTACTATAATCCCAAACTTCAGCCTGCATATATAGATGGTTTCAAGCGTGGAGCAAGCTGGCGTATTGATTCTGTGTGGCATGAGGCAAGTGAAGAGCCAGAAAGAAATAGAATATATATCGCCCAACTTGGAGACAGTGCCTTTGATACCTTTTATGATTCAGGAAATTGGGAGAGATTTTCACGTGGAGTTAATATGCAACGCTGGGCATACGCAGAAGACTTGTTGCCCAATAAAAAGGAGGAATAAGAGATGTTTATTTTAAAATGGATAAAAGCAAAGAAAAACGGTATACCATTATATATTAAAGACAAATGGTATAATTATAGGGCGATGATGACAGAAAGTGAAGCGAAAACAACAGATCATATACAGATATACGATGACAATGGAAAATATATCGTCCCCAAAAGAGGAGTTACTGTTAATGTTTTTTTCTCAAAAAAGAAAGTTATAGCTACTTATGTAATAATAGGGATTCATGAAGAATCGCGGAATAAGGATTGGTTATATGCTTACGATTGGGTAAATGTAGATTTATTTTTCGTTGGAAATATAAAAAAGATATGAGAAAGGAGGAATAGAGGTTGAAAGACTTAAAAAGAAAATAATATGACAGTACAAGAATTGATTGACGAACTGATGAAAGTGAAAGATAAATCAACCCCCGTATTTTATGTACATGATATTTCAGATTATCAATTACATAGAGAAATTATAGAGAAACCATATTATGTCGAAGATATAAATGGGACCAATCCAGAAATTTGGTTAATTACAAATGGGGATTAATTATGGAAATAAATAAAATAGAGGCATTTGATTATATGCTCCACCTTTTTGAAGAGTGGCGGGATAATCATGAAACGATTAAGGGCAAGCCGTTTCCTAAACTTACAGCCATGAAACTGCTGTTTTTGGCTGCTGCTCCTAAGAAAGATGGAGGCGATGACCTTTTGGATATATTCGATAATTTCTATGCTATGCCTTATGGCCCGGTAGAGAGTGATGTATATAATGCAATGTGCGAAGATAGACTTCCTTCGTTTTCGGTTAAATATCGTAGTATTGAACCAAGAGAAGGTGCGGAACCATATAACGCAAAAAGATATAATGACAAGTTTTATCACAGAGTAAGAAATGCGGTAAATGACCTGAGAGGGGAAAACGAAAAATTGGTATTACTAAATGCATTTGAACTGGTAGAGATTACTCATAGATGGAGTAGTTGGAATCGGGCAATGGATTTTGCTGAATTTATGAAGCAATTGAGTGCTAAGATGCCTACCGATTCTATTAGGGATTCAAGCAAGATATTCGATTTAAAATGAAATATAATCATGGAAGGAAAAGAAGTAGGAGTAGAGATGAAAGGGAATGCCTGTACATTCAAGTGCAACTAAAAAAGCCCAAAGTTACAGGACATTGGGCTTAATGTCTTTCTCACACGAGAATGGACAAGATGATGGCGAATGACAGTTCGCCGGATCGGAGGTGTTAATGTTCCGAATCAAGTTCGATGCAAATATACTTCGATATTTAGTTATCAAATATCAAATTAACTCTTTTAATAGTTTAGTTAACATTGTTATATTATGAGTAAAAAGAAAATCTACATCTCCCTACCTATTACCGGCAGGGACTTCGATGAAGTGGAAAGTGAAATACTATACGTTTCGGGAGTCCTCGAAATGAAAGGATACCGTGTCGTCACACCGATAGACTTCGACGTGAACCCCGATTTGGACAAACCCTATCATGAACTTCTGGGAAACGATATAAAGGCTCTTATGGAATGCGATGCGATATGCCTTTGCCCCGGTTGGGAAAAATCCAAAGGCTGCCAGTTAGAACATTTTGCGGCCAAACTATGGGATAAAGAGATAATTGAATTTGAACGATTAAAATACAGTAAGATATGGAAAGAAAAGTAGGAGAAATATTTGAGTACAACGGAGAATGGTATCAGTGTATGCATGTACCGCAAAAGCACAGTTGCAAATTGTGTGATTTAAGAGGGCTTTGTTGTGATAATAATGGGGTAAAAATAGTTACTTGTGCTTGGAGGCATAGAAAAGATAATACATCTGTAATCTTCAAGAAACTTGAAAAGGTCGGAGAGCCTACAATGTTAGATGGTAAATTAGTGCAAAAGATTTTAAAAACCGATAGATATTCATGTAATGGATGTTGTTTTGAATCTCCCGAATGTGATAAAGCAGACAATGATTTGTGTTGCGAATATGAAATTTATGTAGAAATCAAACAAAACAAAGAAGATATGGAAGAAGAAAAACTCAACTTAAAAAAGTTTGACCTTGAAGCAGCCAAAGCTGGCAAGCCAGTATGTACAAGAGACGGAAGAAAGGCGAGGATTATTTGCTTTGACGCAAAATGTAATAAACCAATTGTTGCTTTAATATACGATTGTAATAAAGAAACTGTTTTGCAATATCTTGAAAATGGTAGATTTTTTGTCGACCAGATTGATAAATACGACCTCATGATGTTCCCCCAGAAGAAAGAGGGGTGGGTGAATGTATATAAATCATATAATGTAGGAAAGAAAATCCCTTGCATGGCAAGTATTTACCCGACCAAAGAGGAAGCAAAAAAATCTTCCGTAGTAGGATTTGACTATGTTGATACCGTTAAAATCGAGTGGGAGGAGTAAATATGAAGAAATTTTTATTGCTTTTATTAGTATCGCTTATACTAACAAGCTGCTATACAAATGGAGACTGTACAACTGCTGTAAAGGAAGCATACCCCGATAATGAGATATACCGGGTAGATGTAAATAGATTCATACTTGTTGATTCCATAGGAATATGGTATGTGAATGCAAATATGGGTGTAAAAGAACCATATACAGAAAAACAATTAGTTAAACTTTGGAATAATCATGGGAGAAATTGAATTTGGTAAATGTGAAATCTGTGGCAAAGAAGCACCATTAGAAAGGACTTATTTCTATTATCCTATTCATTGTGAATGCTGTGGTAGTAAGGACAAGAATGGACAAAAACAACATTTTGAAATGGTAGTACATTGCGAAGATTGTCCCGTTCCTATGCCAAAAGAAATACACCCGTTGCTCAAATCTATGCACGGTGAAGAACATAGAGCGAATATCACGAATATTTTGCCGACAGAAATTAGAGGTCAGTTTATTATAAATGATGAAATTATTAAGAAATAGCAAGTTATGTGGATAGCAAGGGACGAAAGTGGAAAATTGTTTATGTACTCAACTAAACCAGTTAAACGTAAGTATACATGGGGATTTAGAGACAAAAATACTACTGTTGTTGTATTAAGTGACAGTTTATTCCCAGAAGTAAAATGGGAAGACAAAGAACCAAGAGAGTTGATATTGAAATAATTATTTAAAACAAGTAAATCATGGACATCGAAATATTGAAAGAGGAGTACAGCCGGAAGATGGAGAAGGCTCTGAGAAGGGGCGACTTCGATCTGTTTGACAACTTACGAAGGCAATACGACCGGCTACTGCAAACCCGTGAGCAAGTCACGGCAAAAACAATCACCGACACCATGAGCAAAGAGGACAAAGAGAAATGTAATCGCCTCCTGAGAAAAATCCCAGTGTTGGCGGACATTGCAGAATCCTCCGCCGTCGATTTACTTTCACTACTGAAAAAATACGACGGCACTGTTACCCTCCCTATGCTGGAAGAACTGCGGGCGTTCAACCACATCGCCCGTGACCTGCGATCCATCATAGACCGTGTAGGCGACGAATCTTTTGCCATTTCCTTTGGAGATACATGTGACAGGGTGAACGAAAAAATCGAAAGCATATTTGATGAAAATTAGGAGTAAAATATGAGTTATAAAAAATTATTTGAAACATGATTGAGAGTATATACAAGTCATATCCTTTCTGCGAAAATTGGGAGAAGAAACATTGCAAGAGTGTCATTGAGGAAGCCTATCAGTGGGGTGAACAACTCAAAAAGAAAAATATTAAGCAAAAAATTAATACAAGAATAAACATGATGAGATTTTATAATGGGACGAAGCAGGATATAAATGGGAACTGCAAAGTTACCAAAAGTTAAACTCTTGATTATGAGCAAAATAAGGTTGTAAATATTTGGTTAACTCACTGATAATGAGTATCTTTACAATACTAAAAGAAACCAATATTATTTACTAAAATAGTATAGCGATGAAAACATTTGAAGAATTTAAGAATGAGGTTAATGAGTTGGTGGACATCTACAATCAGCAAGACCACTGGGTCGATGGTGAAGTAGGTAGACTTAAAGTAACTATCAAACCGATATTCGGAGATTTTAGCAACGATGGCTATATGCCGAAGTATTGCTCTAACTTCGTAATTTATTATGGCAGCGAGAATCCTTGCAAAACTAATCGCTTCTTTACGTTTGATTTGATGATTAACAAATACGTGTCTGGATTCATATCTTCTAAGGATAGGACTACAAGAAAGAATGCAAGAAATGCATTCAAAGGTATTTTTGAGATTTAATTTAGTACCCTTACAATACTAAAACAAACAACATTACTAACAATTAAAAGACAAGAACGATGAAATACCAAGTATCAAAGAAAGGTTCAAGTGTAACATTTAAGTTTGAAACATACGAAGAAGCAGTTGATTTTTGCAACACAATGATTTTTTTGGAAAATGCAAGAGGCGCAGAATATCCAGAACTTACAATAAGTGAAATAAAATAAGATATATTACATAAGAGCAATGAAAACATTTGATTTTTATCAGGACCGCAAAGTAACATGTTGGGAGCGTACCCAGTTTTCTATCGAAGCAGAAAGTTATAAAGAAGCCTTAGAAATAATAAAATCATGGGAAGGTGAAGATGTACTTTGTTTTGAAGATGACAAGCAGATAATGGTTACAGACGGAGAAACTTTATATGAAACATCAGAGGCTATTTCTCCTATTGATAACGGAGGTAGACCAACTATAGAAGTATTTGATAGTACAGGTAACAAAATTACTGATAATGTATTACAAACCAAATCATGTAAAAATATTTGAAATCAGTAAGTAATAGGTAATCATCTATGATAATAACAAGAAAAATAGAAATATTTGTTTGCGAAAGTGACAAAGATTTGAAGAAGTTATATTTGAAAAAACTATACGATAACCGCAATATAGCTGTTAAAGTAGCTAACATGTGCGCTTCTCATCTCTTTGCGCTAGATAATACGATGCCCTACCTATCCGACACAGATAAGGAAATTATTACGTTTCTCGGAGTAAAAGGAGATAAATCTTCACGTAATAATGCACCATATGTTGTAGCGAGTCAAACATTTAAAGGAAGTGCTGATATGGGAATGGTGTCATGCGTCATTCAAAACGTCAGAAAGATGTATCAAGATGACAAAAAAAATGGAGGAACATGGGATAAGTCACTACGTAGCTATAAAAGCAACATGCCTGTCCCTTTCAAAGCCGACAGATTTACCAATATGCGTTTTGAAGAATACATCTCAAGAGATGGAATCACGAGAAACGGGTGTTTCTTTACACTCATTGGAATACCGTTTCAAATGCGATTCGGTAGGGATAGAAGCAACAACCGTGTAATTGTCGAACGTATACTAAAAGGAGAATATAAGATGGTAACATCTTCCATACAGATAAATGATGGAAAAACATTCTTACTATTATGTGTAGATATTCCCAAATCTGAAAATAGCCCTATAAAGGGTAAAAAATTGTATGCTTTTCTTGGTGTATTCAACCCAATCTGTTGTTTTGTTTCCGATAAGGTAAACAACGACATCGACAAAATGAAGTTATATGAAATAGGTACGAAAGAAGAATTTAACTATCGTCGTCGTCAAATACAGGAATCCCTCAAACGTTGCCAGATCGAGAACAAATACACCACAGGAGGGAAGGGACGCAAACGAAAAGTTCAGGCTCTCAACCACTTCCACGAAAAAGAGAAACACTATGTTGACACAAAACTACACACATACAGTCGTATGTTAGTTAATTACGCCGTAAACAACCGTTGCGACGAGATCATTCTACTTAACCAAATACAACGTGAAAAAGATGCAAAAGAGGAAAACACAGAGGGTATACCTTTCGTCTTGCGTAACTGGTCATACTACGGGCTTAAAACTAAGATAGAATATAAAGCCAAAATGAATAATATAAATCTAACTATAAAATGATAAAATCATGGAGAATGTATTGCAACAGAAAGTTGTATTCCAGCAAATTGGGAATGTGAATATGGAAGATTTCATAGCAGACCTGCTGGAACGGATTGAAAAAGGAGAAGTGGAAAAAGAAAATGTAGAGATGCAAAACCAAGTCCTAAAACAACTCAATAACAGGCACAAGAACATCATCGATGCCCAACGAGTAATGAACAAATGCTTGGAGATAGAGCTTGCTCATCTAATTAAGCAGGAATAATAAACTTGAACATCGGGGCGGCTGTACGCCCTTAACGGTAGGGATTTTCCACTACTGAACTATCTTAATAAAATTGGATATGTTGAACTTACAGTGATTATGATGTATCATATCCCATTACTTAGATAAGATACAGCCACAGACTATCAAGTATGACAGATTGCACAGATGTATCATATCCCATTACTTAGATAAGATACAGCAGACCCTGGCCAAAGGACCAGAGAGTTGAGATGTATCATATCCCATTACTTAGATAAGATACGGCGACTAAATACAGTAGACTACATACTGTGTGAAATATAGTTTAAAAGTATATGAAATTCATTCACTTTTACTATTTTTGAAAAAAAATCGTATGAAGTAATACGAAACAAGCCTATGGACGAAATAACCGCTATATTAAACAGTGCCCGACCCGTTGATAATATTATCAATGACTTAAAAAGAAAATCCGTTTGTGTTCCTTCATGGGAATTTCTTATTAAAGCGTATGAACCATCATTCCATGAAATAGCCAAAGATACTATAACACGAAAAGATAAAATACGCAAAGACGGGACAAAAGAAGAAGCATCACGCATTTACATTGGCCTTGAAAAGCTGCTTACAAAGCGTATGACTGAGTTCATGTTTGCCATTCCTGTAAAACGTATCTACCACAACACAGAAGGATTTGAAGTCCGCCAACAGATAGCAAAGGCTATAGAGGCAATTTACAAGTATGCCCGAATCGATACAGAAAATATTAAACGTGCAAATGCGTATTTCGCCTCATGCGAAATTTTCACAATTTGGTACGTAGTAGAAAAGACCAATACATTATATGGTTTTAATAGTAAGTATAAGCTAAAATGCAAGACATACTCGCCGATGGAGGGAGTAAAACTATATCCATTGATCGACGAGCTTGACGATATGCTTGCAATGTCCTTTGAATACACCAAAAAGGTAAAGGACGAAGTAATTACTTATTTTGAGACATACACATCGGACAAACATTATAAATGGAAACAAAATGGTAAAGGTTGGGAACCTGTCGGTACTGTTGAACAAATACGATTAATGAAAATACCCGGTGCATACGCATTTAGACCTGTACCTATATACCACGGATTAACTCGTATTCGCAAAGAATTGGAATATACACTTTCTCGCAACTCCGACGTGATTGCCTATAATTCAGCACCAATTTTGAAAATAGCCGGTGGCATAAAAGGTGGAGAAGATAAAGGAGAAAGCCGTAGAGTTTACCGTGTGGAATATAATGGAGACGTATCGTATGTATCATGGTCGCAATCTATCGAAGCATTGAAGTATCACGTGGAAACCCTGCTTAAACTCTATTGGATGCAATCGCAGATGCCTGACGTTTCTTTTGACAACATGAAGTCTTTGGGGAACATAGGTTACGATGCCAGACAAATGCTTTTGACTGACGCCCACTTAAAGGTTGGAGACGAAAGCGGCTCATGGATTGAGCTTTTCGAACGTGAGGCAAGTGTCATCAAAGAATTTTTGAAGCACATGAACACATCATGGGCAAGCGAAATTGATAATATAGAGATTGAACATATCATTACCCCCTTCATACAACAAGATGAAGATGCCACAGCAGATCGCTTATTGAAACTTAATGGCGGAAAACCAGTCATGTCTCAGCTTGAATCTATCCAACAGGCAGGTTATAGCAATGACGCGCAGGCTACATTGGAACAGATACGGCAAGAGGAGACTATCACTTCACAAAGCAGGGTCGACAATATATTCGGAGAGTCAGCAATTTAAATACTGAAACATTATGAGAAAAAGAATATCAATGTGGCTCATTAAGTTATCTTATAAAATCAATCCACAAGAAAGATTGAGCAATATTGAAAGTGTTGATAACTACGAAGCAAGGAAGCTTGGCGTCTGCCTTGTCCTGACTAAAAAAGAAATCAAGGATTACCGAAAGAAGAATAAAGTTGACGAAGGGTGGTCCAACCGTAAGGCTGTTGAAATGCTTGTCTGTGAAACCAAGAATGAGATACGCAAGTCAATCATCAACTCCATCAATCAAAAAGATTTGATTGAATATACAGTCTGCAAGGTTGGGGACGAGATCCATGTGAGAGGTGAAATCAAAGTGTACATCAAGAAAGAACAGTAAAATGAAAGTTCCAGTTGATAATATGACTTTCGCTGAAAGTGAATACCACCGTGGAGATAAAATTTGGACAGCCCAAACACTCTATGACTTTGCAAAAGTAAAAGAATACCCTATACTTGATATGCCCTTATGGAATATTGACTTGACAGCAGAGCCGTTTGAGTGTAATCAACTTCATAGTTTTATATTTCAGTGCAAACGAGTGAATCAATGTTCTCTTGAATATCCTATTATTCTTGATGATGTAGGACAAATCGCCGATGGATACCACCGCTTATGTAAAGCAATACTAGAGGGTAAAGAAACAATTAAAGCTATTCGTTTATTGGAAATGCCAGCACCTGACAGGGTTGAAAATAAATAATACGCAATGGCAAAGCCAAAAACTCCAAATCAGAAACGCAAGTACGGCGAGCTGAATAAACGGCTCGCCAAGTACGTCATGCTTGTGGAATCCATATACGAGGATTTGAATTTAGAGGCGGCTAAAATAGTCGGAATTACCGATTTTACCATTGATAGTGATAGGCCGTTTATGTGGTCGGATTATCCCCAAACAAGGAAACGGATAAGAGACTTACAAGAAAGGTTCGTTGAGGACATCGGATCTGTAATATATAGTGGAACTTCTGAAGAATGGAAAAACAGCAACGAAGTTCAAGATCTTCTTGCCAACAAAGTATTGCAAACTTATGGCGCAACCATAGGAAAGGAGAAATACGAAATCCTATACCAGCCCAATAATGATGCATTGAAAGCGTTTCAGCAACGTAAGGATAAAGGATTTACCATATCAGATAAGTTGTGGAATCAATCGACTCTGTATAAGCAAGAACTTGAAGAAGCTATATCATGTGCCATTCAAAAAGGTACGAGTGCAATTACATTAAGTAAGCAAATCTCCAAATATCTGCTCGATTTCCCGCAACTACAAAAAGATTACAAGGAAAGGTTCGGAAAAGCATCACGGGCAATGGATTGCGAGTATCGTTCTATCCGTTTGGCTGCTTCCGAAATCAATATGGCATACCGCCAAGCGGAAAATCTACGCTGGCAGCAGATGGACTTCGTGGTGGGATATGAAATCAAGTTGAGCAACAATCATACTTGTAACGGAAAGCCTTTCCAAGACATTTGCGATATACTAGCTGGGAAGTACCCGAAAGACTTCCAATGGACCGGTTGGCATCCCCTTTGTTATTCAGATGATAGCGAAGTTCTGACGAATAGAGGTTGGAAGTTATTCAAAGACGTTTTAGATGATGATTTGATATTATCGTTAAATCCAAATACACGTAATATAGAATGGGTTGAATTTATTGATAAACAATGTTTCTCATATTATGGAGAAATGGTACACTTCTACAATCGCTCTCTTGATTGTCTCGTAACCCCAGAACACAATATGGTGTATTTGAATAAGAATGATGGAAAAATTAAGAATTGCCAAGCGAAAGAATACACGAAAGGTAAAGGCCGATTTTATAGAGGTTGCGAGTATGAATCAGGCGATGTCGAATTTTACCAAATTGATGATTTGATAATCCCATTTGATTTGTTCTGCGAATTTATGGGGTATTGGCTTTCTGACGGTAGTACAATTAGCAATTCAGGCGTCGTAATATCCCAGCAAGAGGGAGAAACGGCAAGAGATAAAATAGTTGATTGCATCAAGCGTATGGGATTTGAACCACATCTTGAAAAACAAAAGGTCGTATTTTATAACACTACCATACGCAACTATTTGAAGATTTTTGGACGGTGTATAAACAAATTTGTCCCGTATGTTATAAAGAATGCTTCAAAGAGGCAGATAAGGATTTTTCTTGATGCCTTTGTCCTTTGCGACGGTTATAAGCGTCCTTGCAGATCATTCATAGGGAATCACGGTAATGAATTCAAGTCAGATAAAGATGAAATCATATACTTCACCACATCTGAACGCATGGCAGGAGACTTATCCGAACTAATACTGAAATCAGGACATAGGCCTTCTTTTTCTATAAATAAAGCAGGAGTATCACACAAAGCGAATGGTCCAATTATAAAGTCAAACTATGATTGTTACTCTATACGTGAATGCTATTCTGTCACGTCTTCGGTATTTAATAAAGAGATACAGCATTATGATGGTCTTGTCTATGATTTGACACTGGAACGCAACCATATCATGTATATCCGCAGGAACGGAAAATGCTTTTGGGGTAGCAATTGTCGATGTTACAAGATACCCATTCTAAAAACCGAAGAAGAATTTTGGGAATGGGACGGTCGGAGTGAAGCCACGACAGCAAGCGTGAACGAAGTTAAAGACGTACCGGACGCTTTCAAAAAGTGGATAAACGAAAATATACAGCGAGCAAAGAGTTGGGACAGCGCACCTTATTTTATTCGTGATAATGATAAATATATTCGTGAGGACTTTAAGGTAAATGTTTATAACAAGACAGAGAAAACCTTTGTTCGAAAGCGCAGGACAAATCTTGCTATGAGCCGTGTAGAGTATTACAACAAGATCTATCCGCATATTCCCGAAGTGCAGCAGGCTGCGGTCAATGCCTATACCCAAGCCATCTCCTCTGGCAACAAGGGGGCTACCAGTCGTGAAATTAACCGACGTTTACGCAATGGAACGGAAGATGAATATGTGGACGTGGCAAGCCGTCTGATAAGTCAAGCCTTATCAAGGCTACCCAAATATGAAGGTGTTGTTTATCGTGGCGAGACCATGAGCATAAAGAAACTTCAAGAACGGTTCCTTGAACATATCGGCGATGTAGTGTCCGATAAGGGTTTCATTTCGTCCAGCCTTTACATGGATACACCTATGAAGTTCATATCACGTGCCGGAATACCCAAGAGTCACAAGCGTGTAATCTTTGAGATACAGAGCAAAAACGGGCGCAATATCAGCAAAATATCAGAATTTAATGGTATATTTACACTTGAAAATCAACATGAAATTCTGTTTGACAAAGGAACTAAGTTCTTGGTTAAGAAACGTAGGATAGAAGGAGATGGCACTTATAGAATAATACTTGTAGAGCAATGAATAAGAAATATAAAATAATCGGCGAAACGGAAAAAACCGTTACTTTTATCTATGGCGGTACAGAATGCTGCTATGCCAAATCCTGTTATTCTTCTATCGAGGAAGTAATTAAAGAGATTGATGAGGAAAGGAAACAAGAAAAAGAAGTAATCAAGCATATCGAAGCCCAGCGTGCTACTATGACACTCGAAGAACGCACCGGCTGGGACGAGGCCGACCGTGCCGTGTTTGAGCGTTGGCAAGATGAAGCCAATACCAATATGTACCTTGACGGCATTATTTATGAAGATGAAGACCCAGATTTCAATCCATTCAGGAAAGACGATAAATAGTGGCAACCATGAAGCAAATCAAGCTATCAAAACAGGAGAAGCAAGTGTTGCGTTTAATCAGCAGCGGGATTGTCTGCCCAAACACTTATCCGCACCATATATTCATTTCGTGCGTAGACTCGCTGGAAAGATTAGGTCTTGTCAAAGGTCTATGGAACGAGGGGCATGAACTTGAAGATGTCCGCATAACGAAATATGGAAAAATTTATTTTGCCACCAATCCTAACTTACGCAATCCCATAGACTGGAAATGGATTATAACTACCATAATCGCAGTAGCAAGTGCCATATTCGGCGCTATGGCCTTGTTTGTGGCTTGCTCGATAAAATACGGATAATTCCTTTGATTTAAAGAATTGATGTTTGTACAACTCTAATTTGGCATTTGTTTACACACGTCTATTTTGAGGCATATAAAAAGCGGTGAGATTAATTTTTCATCGCTTTCTTTTTACGTTTTCTGGTGGTGCACTTCATTATTTGTGAATATTGTAATTTTGCATTAAACGGAATTTCGCCTTAGGATTCACGGCCTTAGGAAATCGTATAATAGCCCTCTAAGGTTAATAATGTTGAATTATACATGAAATTCATACACTTTTGATATATTTACACCGTAAAAAGAACAAAAAATGAAGATTTTTACATTTCAGCCAAAGAGTGGGGTTCGATTCCATGCGTTATGCTGGTAGCGGTCAATCTGACAGCTTGGAAAGGCACGCAAATTTGGTGGTATGGCGGAATTGGTAGATGCTACATTGCAGTGGATAGTACTGAATAGGACGCTGAGGAAGCTAACAACAGTTCAGTCGCTAAACCTATCATAGCTAAAAAACATGAAAGGACTTACAATCAAACAAGAGAACTTTTGCAATTATTACATTGAAAGCGGTAATGCTTCCGATGCTTATCGTCGTGCCTATTCATGTGAGAAGATGAGAGACAAACAAGTGTGGGAAGAATCTTGCAAATTGTTGTCTAACCCAAAGGTAGCCCAAAGGGTAAATGAACTTCAAGAAGAACAAAAAGGCAAATCAGACATTACCAAAGAAAGGATACTTCAAGAATTGTCCGGTATAGCATTTTCTTCTATCGCTGATATGCACAATACTTGGATTGAGCGAAAAGAATTTGAAAAACTTTCTCGGAAAGAAAAATCGGCAATAAAAAGTATCTCCACAAAGATTTTTAAGAAGAATATCGGCACAAGCGATGAGCCGGAGATAGTGGACGTTGAATATGTGAAGATAGAGCTATACGATAAAATAAAAGCTATTGAACGTATCTGTAAGATGCTTGGGTTTGATTCACCGACCGAAATGAACATAAATAGGACCGAAGAGGAAATGTCCCGTGAAGATATGCTAGATGAGCTAGAACGTTTGGAGAAATTGCGTGAGGAATGAGACTGACTGATGCACAAGTTAAGAGGAAATTGGAGTTGGAGCGGATGTTATTGAGAATGGACGCTCCAAACCGTTTGTGTAAGTTCATCCCATACATGAATCCGCAATACAGTCAACAGTGGTTCCATAGGGTTATAGCAGACAACTGCCAAAAGCTTTTGGAGGGCAAGATAAAGAATTTGATGGTATTCGTAAGCCCGCAGCATGGCAAATCGGAAATTATATCTCGCTCCTTTCCGGCGTATGCTCTTGGGCGCAATCCTGATCTGAAAATCGTTGGTACATCGTATAGTGCTAATCTTGCAGAACAGTTCTCGCTTTCTATTCAGCGTATTATAGATAGCAAGGAGTATCAAGCTATATTCCCCAATACTTATCTTAATGGAAGTAATGTCAGGACGAATGTAAAAGGTTATTTGCGCAATGTGGATATGTTTGAGACGGTGGGGCATAAAGGTTTTTATAAGGCGGTTGGTGTCGGTGGTTCTTTGACTGGAACGCCAGTAGATATAGCCATTATTGACGACCCGGTAAAAGATGCTATGGAGGCGTATTCCCCTGTTTATAGGGAAAGGGTATGGGATTGGTATACGTCCGTATTACTTACTCGTCTGCATAATGAGAGCAAGCAGCTTTTTATTATGACGAGATGGCATGATGATGACCTAGCTGGGCGCATATTGAAGAGAGAAGCCGATAAATGGACGGTGCTCTCAATCCCGGCTATACGCGAGACTCTTGATGATGGGAATGATTTTGATCCGCGTGAGGTAGGCGAAGCGTTATGGCCAGAACGCCATTCATTAGGAAGGCTTCTTGATGCACAAAAACGTTCTCCGCGATTCTTTTCGGCGTTATATCAACAGCATCCGACTATTGAAGGCGGGAACATTATCAAAGAGGCATGGTTCGGTCGTATTTCGGCGTTTGACTTCAAAAAGAAACGTATGGACGAGCCTATAATTTTCTTTGTCGATACGGCGTATACGGAAAAAACATCTAATGACCCGACAGGTATACTCGGTTCTTGTATGATTGGTAACAACATATACATTGTATGTGCCAAGAAAGTTAATATGAAATTCCCCGAATTATGTCGTTTCCTTCCATCTTATGTACGAGATAATGGCTACGGAAAAGGGAGTTCCGTTCGCATTGAACCCAAAGCAAACGGGCTTTCAGTAATTGACCAATTGTATGAGAGTACCGATCTAAATGTCGTATCTACTCCCTCTCCAAAAGAAAGCAAAGAAACAAGACTCAATGCTGCATCCCCTTATGTGGAAAGCGGAAGGGTATATCTTGTTGGAGGGGATTGGAATGACACGTTTATTGATGAAGTGTGCGGTTTCCCGGCAAAGCCCCATGATGAATTTGTGGATTTACTTTGCTATTCCTTAGACTATCATCACAGGAGCTTTAATGAATTAAGTGATGAAGAAATTCTAAGGGATTTTCTTTAATTTATATAAAAATATACGGGACAATTATAGCGTCCCGTCCACATTGCGAAAATAAAACCGCACGAGACGAATGTTTCATTGCTCTTATGTGTTATATAGGGTTTTCGCCCTGCTGGTTAAACTTAAATGATTTCGATTGTCTGCTCCTTGTAATTGATAGTCACTTCTAATTTCTTCTCGCTTTTTTCAAAAATAACCGTGCAAATTTCGTGCAAATAACAAACAAACGACAAATATAAAACTGATAATTAAATTATTATAATATAAATAAACGCGTCTGGGGGGCGTGTGGTCGCAAGTTCGAATCTTGTCACCCCGACTGATTTATAAAGCACTGAAAATCAATTGATTTTTGGTGCTTTTCTTTTGTATTTCTGATTAAAAACATGTTATAAAGCATTTTTATATAGCCGATTTTTTGTGTATTTTTGTTGCATTTCGGTGCATTCGGTTGCAAAACCGTGCAAATTCCGTGCAAAAAACTTGTGAAATATGGCCTCTGTAAAGTTGTACTTGGACACTAGAACGAAAAAGAAGAACGGCACGTCGCCTCTCAAATTGGGAATCAATCACAGGAATAAACGTGTATTGTTAAACATTAATATATCTCTGTCAAGTGAACAATGGGATTCCGTTAACAACAAGATCGTGGCTCACCCTCATAGGCAGGTATTAAACAGCTTTATTGCGCAAATTGTAGCCGATGTAAACATTAGAATACTTGAACTCATCAGAAGCGGTGAAATAGACAGAATGTCCTCACATGCCATAAAGAATTACTTTTTATCCGCTATAAGGGTTTCTAATACAGAAGATGAAGAAATAAATAATGATTTATTCGTTGATTATTTTAAAAAATTCGTTGAATCAAAGAAGGGACGGACAAAAGAAATATATGCGGCAACGCTGAACAAGATAAGGTCATACATAGGTGAAAATCCAATTAAATTCGAGGATATAAACAAGAGTTGGCTGCAACGGTTTGAGTCTTATATGGAAGAAAGTGTCCCCTCGGTAAATGGGCGTGGCGTTCATTTGAGGAACATAAGGGCTGTGTTTAACGACGCGATAGACAATGATGTGACTATGGCCTACCCTTTCAGAAAATTTAAAATTCAGAAGGCTGCGACGGCCAAGAGGGCTATTACGGCCGAACAGCTCGTACAATTGATGGATTTTGATTGCGACAAGCACCAAGAGAAATATCGTGACTTCTTTATGTTAATTTTTTACCTAATAGGCATAAACATTATTGATTTATGTAATTTGAAAAAGGAGCAGCTTGTAAACGGAAGGATTGAATATATACGTGCCAAAACTCATAAATTATATTCTATAAAGGTGGAGCCTGAGGCGCAAAGTATAATAGACAAGTATAAAGGTGATGAATATCTGCTTAACATATTAGATAGGTATAAAAACTACAAGGATTTTGCAAAACGAATGAACAATAATCTTCGCTCAATTGGCAATGTGGAAATGGGTAAACACGGGGCTAAAACAATATCTCCAATACTGCCTTTCATCACTACCTATACAGCCCGTCATAGCTGGGCGACAATAGCCCATAAGATAGGTGTCTCGAAAGATGTTATCTCGATGGCTCTCGGTCATTCTTTCGGTAATCGTACAACAGATATTTATATCGATTATGATTCTGAAAAAATAGATGTAGCAAATCGCCGCGTGATTGATTTTATCAATCAAATTAAAAATAAAAAAGCCACCCATAATAGTTAAATGGGTGGCCGAGGTATAGCAACAATTAGGATTGTTTGAAAATTCACTTTCAAGATTCTGACATTTTACTCTTTCTCTTCCAAAGTTACATCAATTCCTACGATCTCACAATATTTAAGGAAGTTGTTCAAGTTGACATTCTTTCCACTTTCAATGGCAATGACAGTCCCAAAGTTCATACCCTGTTTCCAGATATTATATTGAGACAAACCTTTTTTTTTGCGAATCTCGCACGCTTTTTTCGATAAATCTTCTATTGTCATACTCCTATCAATTCCTTCTTTATCGCCTCTAAAAATGCGATAGATGTTAATACCGTATTCCTATAATTATAATCACTACCGGCTGCAATCGCATTCTTACGACCGTCTAAAATCAGCGTATCAATGAATAACACCATTTGCCGAACCGTAATATTTCCGATGTCTGCCGAGAATGTCGATAGCGATGTATAATACTTCATAGCCTGTTTTAAAAGGCCCCGTATTTTAGTCTTATCAGGATTTTTACCTGTAATACGCTTAATGCTTATCTTTGCGGAAATATTAGATCCTGACAATCCGGGCTCTATGCGGTAATCCTCTCCGACTTCCTCGATAATGCCGTCGATAAATTCAATCTTTGCAATGAATCCATTGTCTATGTCGGAACAGTATATGAAGTCGACTTCTCCGAACTTGTGCGCCCGGTTATGGTCTACAATGAATAATGGAAATTCCCTTTTCATTCTTCGTCCTCCTCTTCGTCATCGACTTTAACAAGATGTTCAAGATCTTCGCTTATATACCCTTTATACTCCCTTATGGCTTCCAATTCCGAGTCGCTGAGGTCGTCTATATCCTCTATCTCGATAGTATAATATCTGTCATAATCACCATCGAAGTCTATCTCTCCTGTTCTTCCGTTCTCGTCGTCCTCACTAACGACAGTGCCCACTTCGTCTACAATATAGGGCTTGCAGAACCTCCCATGCTCGTCCCTGTCTTTCGTGAACAAGCGATCTGACAACATGCTACACACATCTGAGAATGTTTTTTCTCCGATAAATTTAACGTGGCCGGGGTTAAAGAATCTGCCACCTCGGCAAACATGAAATGATAATACCATTGTTCTTTTTGTTTCCATATATAAGTAATTTTTATTTAAAATCATTTGGCCCATACAGGGGTATAACAATCTTCAAGATTTATGTTATTCTCGATCGCCGCACAGGCAAGTATCCATGCTTGCTTACTCGACATGTTGGCAATCTTGAAACTCGGATAGGTGCATTTTTCATCTATCGTTTTGGCCACATTGGAGGCAAACACATTCAACTTGATTATTTCGTTTAAAAACCGATAGAACGGGTTGAAATGCAACTCATACGAATTGTTATTATTCCATCTTTCATAGTTAGCAATCTGTTGAAGTCTGTTGGATAATTCCTGAGCTTCTTTGTATTGTTCTGTACCTTTCTGTAACATGACTCTATTTTAATTGGTTACTGTTTGTTTTTGATTACATGGTAAAGATACTACATTTTATTGTATATACAAAATATTATAGTATAAATGTTTCATGATTTATCAATATTTAACAAAACACGAATGCCGGAGCTTCTCACCCCGGCATTTCCCTGTTCATCATTTGCATTTCCGAATATTCCTTTGAAATTTTCGCCTCATTCTCCTGTTCAAAAGACCGTTATCGGCAAACCGATTCAAGGTATCCTTCTCTTCCGGCGAAAGCAGGTTATAGACCTCCTTCCTCGACTTTCCGGAACAGATGGCTTGTATGATTTTAGCTATCTCCATGTATTTCCCGAATTAATTTATTTCTGCAACACTCACATAGGAACTTCTTCGCCACGGGGAACATCTTCTGCCCGATATATCCCCGAAGGTACTGTTCTTCCTCCCCGTAAGGGTCAATGCCGAACGTCCGGGATATATGCCTGCACAAATGCCCCTTTTCATGGTCCCAAGAGTTTTGGAACTGTTCGGGACTCGTCGTCATGGCAATTACCATCACCGTCCGTCGATGCTCGAAATTGGAATAGGTAAGTCCTGTATTCAAGTTACCGGACGACAAACTTCTGAAAGCATTTTCCAGATTACTCCCTGTACAACCTATCCGTTCCAGCTCCCGGAGTATGGTGTTTGTCCAGTAGGTGGTAACGGCGTAAAAAACCCTTACGTGCCAGTCGTATTTCGCTATGTAGAAATCCTGAACAATCATGTTTTATAACATATTTTCCCACATGATCGGAGTACCCGAACCTATACAGTCGGCATAGAAACGTGTAAATGGCAACCCGTCGTAACCGTCAGGGTCGTCGATATAGTCCTTTACAAACAGAGCCAAATGGGTATCGTCGGGAATCGATGACTTCAAATAGTCGGCCTTACCCATATTTGCGACAAATACATGGTCGTACCCTTTGGCCTTTTCCAACTTCACGCCCGCCTGTGTCAATATGACCTCCACATCTTCTTTCGAAAGTGATTTTATCTCCTCCTTCTTTCCGGTGGTCTTGTTTTCGGCCTTCATTCTGGAAACCGCCCACTCGCACATGTTCTTGGAGAAGTGCCAGCCGTATCGGGAAAGGTACTCCGTCATGCCAGAGGGGAAAATATCATAAATGTCTAATCGTTGGTTCATAACACTGCTTTTTTATGTTTTTGAAGAGAGAGGGGATTTCTCCCCTCCCGATTAATAAAACTCGCCGTTGGCCCGTCTGCGTCTGCGTTCCCCCATTTCGTCATAGTACGAAGGAGGATAACCGGGAGCATAACGGTTGTTCATTCCACTGGAAGAACCTCCGCCATAATTCCCGCCGCCGTAACTGCCGCCATTATTGCCACGGAAGCCCATATCGCCGCCCTGCATTTCCCGCATGGCAGCTTCATAGCCTTTCTTGTAGCCGTGCTCGCAACCTTCCTTGTAGGCCATTTCGAGCTCTCTACCGCCGCGTTCATTGAATCCTTCATATCCACGGCCTTCTTCTAATATTGACCACATTCCCATATTACTTTTTGTTTTTAGAAGTTTCAGAAACACTGAGCTGTTCCATCAGTTTCTTGTTCATGGCCATTAGGTCGGCCATGCTTCTGCTCATTTCGGACATCTGCCCTTTGAGGGTGGCAATCTCCTGCTCCTGCCTTTGCTTCTCCGCAAATTCGGGATTCAAAATTGTCAATATCTTGTCGCACCCGGCAATCACGTTCTCGTGGTAATTACGCCGGTTCAGTTCGTCCAAGCTCTTTTGCCGGATAGCCGACACTTCCGAGTTCATGGCCTCTCTGGAACAAGATATGACGATGTTTCCGTTTTGCCCGAAGTCAGCGATGTCCGCCCCTGCCGGCAAGTTCTGGAACGTCGTGTTCTGCCCGTTCACACAGACCACCACGTCCACCACCATTTCCATCTGGGGTATCTGCCCGATAGGTGTCGGCATGGGGTACTTGGGCTTAGCTGCCGAAACGCTGACGACGGAGCCTATATCCACTAAGGGATTTTCTTCCTTATGAAGGATAAATAACTGGTTGTTTGCTCGAAGATTCTGAAACATAGTTTTTTGATTTAATGGGACTGCCCGATAAAAGGCAGCCCCGGTTAATTATTTGCTTTTGGCAGCGACGTTGGTTGCCGCCGTAGCCGTAGTAGGTCTGTACCCACCGTTGACAAGGTACACTTCGTTGGTGTACTTGTTGTAATGGATTTCATAGATCCCAGTACCGGCGATATTCTCTACCGTCACCGGCTCGTTGTTGTAAGCCAGCAGAGGTCTCGTGTCCCCATTCGTCCCGATGAGAATGGGAAGCGTTGCGGTCGTTCCGGCGGGTATCGCCTGACGGAGATTGATATAGAATCCTCCCACATAGTCCCTGTTACGGAACGCATGGTTTGGGAGTTCCAAAGTCACGTTCTCCGTGCCGACCGTCACCGCCACCGTAGGAAGAGTGTTGTAATTCACTCTGCCCAGCGTCGGGAACGGAAAGGGAAACCCTGTAAAAAAGTTAGGCCACATATATACCTCCTTTCTTACTGGAATTAACCCCAGTAGTTGTTGCAACCGCATCCGTAACCGCTACGCCCGTATGCGACATCGCCCGCATAAGCTCCATAAGCGGCAGCCCGGTACAAGTCTGTGTTTACAGCCTGAATGTTCGGATATACCACGGGAACGGTATTGGGCAATTTACACTTGATGCCGTCCACATCGCTTTGGAGAGCCTGCAAACCGGCAGCGAGGGGAGCAATCTGTTGCCCTACCGCATTGAGAATGGTCGCATTCTGGTTCCGTTGGGAGATTTCAGCCGCCAAAGTAGCCTTCTCTGCCGTCAAAGCGGTGATCTTGTCCTGTAAAGCCTGAGTTTGGATAGAATCCAGCTTCGCCAAAATGGCACGAGTGTTCTCATTGCCGCTGTCCACGAGGGAGTGGGTTTGTTCCGAGGTGGCGATACGAGTTTCATATCCTTGTCTCTCGATTGCGTTTTGCGTCTTGCAGCAGCAATCTGCGATTTGAGTCGCCAGCGTACAATTACTCGATTGAATGCTGTTGATGATCTGTTGTGCGGACATGCCCACTTGGTTGCCGACACCCTGAATCAAGCCCTGAATGTTGCACAAGGCGGATTGTAACTGTTGGGTAGAGCAGTTCAAGGACGAAGCGAGTTGGTTGATGGCATTACCGTTCCCTTGAATGGCCGACATCAGGTATTCACGTCCGACATCGCCGTTCAACTCGGCAGGAAGCCCGCCCCGGTTGCCAAAACCTCCGAATCCGTTACCGCCCCAGCAGAACCACAGCAGGATAATCCAAATCCACCACATGCCTCCGCCCCAAGCGTCCTGATTGTTCCTTCCCTGATTGAGAAGGGCCAAGAGTCCGGGATCGACCCCTTTACCACCCATCAGGTTGGGCAATAAAGCCATGATGTCGAACTTGCTTCCGCCACCATTGGGCTCTTGATTGAAAACATACGTTCTTTCCATATAGATATAATTGATGGTTACGGCCAATATCGGCCGCATACAAACGTATGGCTATTGCCGTTGCTATCCTCGGATTTCGGTGGCTATCCTGTTGCTGACCCGTTGATTTGTCGTTGTCAGAATAAAACTTCCCGAACACCGCTGTTTCAGGCTGTTTTTCAATTTGTTCACTCCCTGTCGGGTCATGGAAAGATAAGCGGCGGTGTTCTCCTCGGAGAAGCCGAGCGATACCAACGCACAGATGAGCAGGCAACGTGCGTCGACCGCATTTTTGTTCGCCCCGTTGATCAATTCGCCGTAACACAGCTCACATTCCTCGCAAACGATTTGCAAGACGTGTTCAAAGATTTCATTAGTTTTCATATCTCTTGCCTTTTTAAATATTTGTTAAATTATAGATTGTTGACACAATAAAAAACATCACGTTTCTGTTTAAAGGCTGTGAAAGCCTCGTAACATTCCCCGTGATGTTGTCTCTTGTTAGTTTTGGAAGAGCAGCAAGAGATTGAGGCTTTCCTCTTTATACTCCGAAGCCCCGGAAGGAGTCGTAAATCAAATTATATCAAGAAACCCAGTCCTTTCAATTTTGTTATCCATTTCATGATGTAAGGGACAAGCAGCAAGACAATGCCACCGAGAGCCCACCAGCACCATCGGGGAGTCTTGTACTTTACTACCTCGACGGGGTATGGTACTTGTATGCTGTCCGTCTTGGATATATACAGCGTATCGGTTCTGTCCTTGAACCTATATATGTACTTGTATTGGAACTCCCGTATCGTGTCTCCCGATTTCTCGATGAAAACACTGTCCCGCATGTATATGGAATCGAGCTGCACACGATTCAGATACACCGTGTCGCTCTTTGTCGTTTCCACAGGAACATACACATGTCTGGTACAACTCGTCGCAGCCAAGCCAGCCAAAAACAACAATAGGAATACGATGTGTCTCATAGGCTCAGTATTTGTTTCCGGTTCTTCGATGTAGACACATAAGATACATGCACCCAGCTGTAATCGCTCTCATTCAAAAGCTGGTCGAAGGGAAGGTTATCCCGTATAAGCTCGAACAGTTTCTTGTTCTCCTCTCTGCTTCCTCCCGTGATGTCCGCCGCATTACCCCCCATGTGCTGGCTGTTTTTCGCACCACCCACGGCGGCATTGAGTTTGGGACAACGATAGCCCGAATTGACGGTTATCGCCTTCCCGTACATCTCCCGCAAGGGGTCTAAAACATGGGTGACAAGGTTCGACAGCGCAACCGATACTTCGGTCGTCGGGGTATTGTCTATACCCAGTTTATCTGCCGTCGAACTCTTTGTGAGTTCTTTCATCGTGAAGTATTTCATATCCATTCTTCATTTTTGGCGACAAAAAAAGCGGTGACTTTTTTAGAATCACCGCTTGAAGCAAATTGAAATACAATCTTTAATCGTCTTTATTTTTGTGTGCCGAGAAATTTATTGTCGGCAAAATAATCGGTTTTAATCCCGATAAAGCAGTCAATGCCGAAACATAGGCTCTCACATGGGGGAAAAGAATCGCAGGGGCGTTTATCATGAAGAAATTATTCTTCGCTTGATTATCCAAATCAGAATCAAATTCAAAGAATCCAGCAATTTCAACCGATATATTGACTGCATTGTTAGCATCTTTTATATTAACCATAAGGCCAAGACGGAATATTCGTTTCTCCTCGTTGATACCATTCTGCCTTCCCACCTCGATAGAATAGTCAGTATCACCTTCTTTTATATTATTTGTATCAATATCAAAATGGGAATGTTCGACCTTAAAATCTAATAATCTGAATTTCGCTTTCTTTTCTTCCATGATTATGCTATGCTGCTATGTTATATGACTCATTTATATATGAATACTCTTGATTTGTATTGATATTTTCTTTACGGCTAAGTTTAAACCTTATAGAAAAAAACGGGTTAAAAGAGCTATATTTCCCATAGTCAACAGGAAGTGACTTTTCAAATAGGATATTATCCATATTATTCATTTTTTTTACACCTGTGACCAATAAATCTTCTTCCGGGAATGAATTTTGAAATTCTTTCCATAGCATATACTCCATTTCCAAATATTCCTCGTCATTCAGTCTTATGCTTTCAGGTGAAATCTCCACGATATGGAAATCAGTAGGTCTGTCATAAGCATACTTAATCCCTATTCCCGATATTTTCGAGGAAATCGATTTAAGTTTGGAGATAATAAAATCCGTTGCATTCATAACTCACAATATTTAGAAATTAATAAACTTATGATACTCCTTGATGATTTAAGTGCCTCTTCAGCTTCCTCCTTATCAATCAAACCAGTCGAATAATCAGCTTTGTTACGCAAGAATTTTATTGTTTTGTAATGCCTGTTATAATCAATCATGCAAAATTTATTCCGCTTTTCAAGATTATCGCTCATAACAGTCGAAACATATTTATGAGAACCTTGACCTTTTGAATTATTATCCTGTTCTTCATATCCAACATCGCAAAAATTAGCCAAGATATATTTCGACATTTGGAACGCAGCATAATAAGAACAATGTACAGAAGCCGTAAATAAGCTCTTATTTATTAACAAATTTGCGGCATGAATGTTCTCATCTGATTTTACTTTAAGAACTGACATGTTTTATACAATACAAACATAATAAAGTCACGACGACAATTCTAAATATTTGCAAATTTATAATTTGTTATTAATATAACAATGACATAACTATATTTTTAATTTAATTGTATAATGTAAACAAACGGTGATTCCAAGAAGTCAAAGAACGCTTTCCCGTCGCCGGGTTATAAAAATTCTTTTTTTTCGTCAGGCAATCCAGACCTCGATTTGAATCACCAGCCCGCCCAGTATGGTTGCCAGCAAGTCGGCATACGACCAAGCCCCCGGCTTCCTCCACTCGTCGACAGCCTCCTTGATACAGCCCGCTATGGAAGAGAACAGCACACAATATTCCGCCGTCGCACCTATCACGATGGCGAAGAAAGAGGCGATGACACCTCCTGCGATAAAATGCAGCAGCTTGTCATGGGGAATATTTTCAATCCACTTTACCAATTTGTCATAAATTGCTTTCATCGTTTCCATTTTCTAATCTGTTAAAAAAATCGTGTTTTATCCTTTCGTAAACTTGCTTCACATTGGCATAGGCTCTACCGTTGTTAACTTTGTCAGAATAGACCTCGCTCTCTACCACGTCAGCCACCCATTCACCCCATTTCGGGTTGGTGAACTCGGAGAGCTTCTTGCCGTGATAGGTGAAATAGTTAAAGCCGTTTGCCCGCTCGTCTTGAACATTCCACACCCTTGCGTGTATTTTCTTTTTTGTCTGCTCCTTCTTGTCGATGTTGTTCTCCTCTCGGACGTCTTTAATAATCCGGCATACCTGCTCGACAGACAAGTCAATAGCGTTGCTTATAACCACTTTCAAGCGCAACAAGGTTTCCTGCCTCAACCCTTCCGATATGTCGGACAACATGTTATTCTGGTCGTTCGTTCTTTCGATAAGCTCTTTCAGGGATTCTCCGTAATCCTCCATGCTCTTGGTGATAATCGATTTGAACCACTTGAAACAGGCCACCATCATCATGGCCGACAACACCAAGAAGAATGCTGCGGTCATCACCAAGAACCCCTGTTCGCTTATCCCTCTGGCTACCTCCGTAGCCTCGTTTATCCCTCCCATATCAATGTTTCTGTTTTTCGATTAACAATCTGGCTTCCTCTTTGCAGGATTCCGCATAGGCGTTATAAGACTCGAACTCCTCTGCTTTCGTATCTCTTTGCCGAAGTATCGCCAACTCCTCCGACAAGGTATATTTCCGACGGATCAATCCGTTTACCGTTTCTCCGTAGTCCATTGGTACGGGAGGTGTTTCCGTTCCGTCCTCCGTCGCTTCCGGTGCTTCTTCGTATTCATAGACTATCGCACCGTTCCGGTAATACATCACGGGTATTTTTCCGGGTATCTCTTCGGGAGATGGGATAGATTCTATTCGTATGAATCCTTCTATCAGGGTTTCGCCATAATAAATATTAGTGACTCTTTCGTCGTATATTTTAACTTGTATCATATCAATTGAATTTTTTATACCTCGGATACAGAAGTTTTCCATTTCCCAAATTCGGGTTAGGTATCTGAATATACCCGAAATCTCCTTTTATCACTCTCCCGACATATTCGTCCATATTTATATCTGCATATACATAAATATTATAGTACAAGCTGTTGAAAGTGAGTTTATATCTATAACCATAAATCGCATTGCCCATCAATGAATCGCTTGGGGAAACATTAACATAAGTATTCATGGTATATCCCGCTTCGTTTTTCTTGGCAAGAGTTCCGTTCTCTATGTTTGACATCTCTATCGTACAAATCTTTTGATGGCTGATAACATAAGCCGCACTGTTGAAATAGACGATAATGTTATATCCTGAACCTTCTATTTTCCCTACAAATGAAATATCGCCGTTGGAACTGTCGATTTTAAACAAATTACTGTACGACAGGAAATAATTGAATCCGTTGTATTCGCATTGTCCGAAATTCTGAATATCTGAAATGGAGGCTCCGGACAATTCTTTCAGATCGAATTCTTTTTCAGTGAGACCGGTTTCAAAATCTATCAGTCGTAGAACGCCATCATTTTTGTAAAAATAAACGAAGTCCTTATATTCGATGAAGTTGCAATTATAGTACGGTTCTGATAAAGTCCATATCTTAGTTCGTGTATCTAAATCCCAGCAGGTGATGGCACTACTGTTAGGTACAATGATTTTACCGTCTTTATAAACGAAGCAAGAGTTTCTAATATATTGATATGAATGTATATTTAACGGGATTTCGTCATAAACGGTATCTTCTCCTGTCTGTTCATTCCAACAGGCAAGCCTGCTATCCTTGTTGCAATAAAAGAACAAACCGTTTTTAAAATAATACAGCTGGTAGGTTTTACTCGTATCTTCGAATAATTTCCCGTTTATCCCCTGCGCAGAAATAACATTGTCTTTTATTTCGATGTTATCTCCACTAATCAATCTGTCTTGTTTCCCGGAGATTTTATTGTCTATGCTCTCCGCCGCTTGGTTCGCTTTATCGGCTGCCTCATTAGCGAGAGTTGCCGAGTTGTTCGCTTCCGTTGCGGCATTCTCCGCATTTCCTGCCGCCGTGTTGGCGTTCGATGTAGCTGTGCGGGTATCCGTAATAAGCCCTTCGAGCGTAGTTTGCATTTGGGAAAAACTCGTCTCTCTTAGAGCTTCCGCTTCGGCTCTCTCACTCTCTGCCGAGGTACGGCCGCTTTCAGCAGATTCCCGTTTTGCTTCTTCTGCCATCAACGTGACACCGAGAGCCTTTATATCCGTGGCCGCCTTGTTTGCCTTTTCAGCCGCTTGATTGGCGACTGCCGCCGCCTCTGTCGCAGGACGTTGAAGATCGGCGATTTGCTCCGGCGTAAAATCGTCGTAGGTAAAAGGGTCTCCCTTGTCTCCTTTTTCACCGGGCAAGGCAACCATTTCCTCCACCACGGCGGCATCGGGTACTACCACCTGCTCATGAACGATTATGCAATCACTATCTGCCATATCACTTGATGATTATATTGGTTTTGTAAACATCTCCATAGTCCCATTTGCCGTCATCGAAATCGGCATCCTCTATCCAGTAGTGCCTCTCGACCGTGAGCAAGCCATAGCGGAAAGTCCCGGAATTGAATATGCCGTACAGCACGCCGTCACGGAACACACAGTTTTTACGAGTCTTCCCGTCGTAGCTCACTTCGCAACAACAACCGGCCTCGTCCTTGTAGATGAACTTAAACTTCTTCGTCTCGGAATCAAGCGGACTTCCGTTTTTGTCCTCGAAGCCAATCGTAAACTTAATATCCTCCCACGAGTATTTCACTATGGGATCTTTTTCACTCATCGCTGCCATCGGATAATGCGTTGAACATTTTTTCCACCAGAGCTTTCGTTTCTTCGACCGTGGAGGTCATGGAATAGACATTCATGTTAAAACTGCCTTGCCCGACGGTGACATGGCCTTTTTCCGCTCCATTCTCCATGATTCGGTAGTTGACCGCTTGAAGGTTATCTACCGTTTCTTGTCCGTCGAATTGACGGCTGATGTTCTCACTGATTTTTACTAACTCAATCATAATTTTTGTATTTATGGTTAACTGATAATCCCGCTGTCGGGAATGTCGAATGTCACGTTTTTGGATAGGGAGTCGAGTTGGACGCCGGCCTCGCCCGACGAGGAGACCCCATACACGGAACAGGTTAAGTAATAGGTATGGGTTCCCGGTGGAAGGTCCGGATGTGTCGTCCCCAAAGGGATATTCAAAATGAGAATCCCAGTTCCCTTGTATTCGTAATCATAGATCGCGAGGAATCCGGACCCCGAAATACGGAAGGTGTATTTCTCACCCACCGGAGGATTTCCGTTCGGAAAACTGATACGCACCTGAAAGTAACTCGAAAGGAAAGTGAAATCCACGATTTTAATCGGGGTATATGTGCTGTTTATCTCGGCTGTCATGGCTATCGATGTGGGTATGGGGAAATAATCCGCCACGGTAATCTGTTTGTCGACCCCTGTCCAGTATTCGAACGACTTCTTATCGATAAGGAACAATGTCACCTTCAAATTCGCCCCTACCGAATCCTCCCCCGGAAATGTGTCGCTCTGTCCGACAGGAAGTATCGGCGGAGTAGTACCGTCACTGAAAAATTTTACCTTGAAAGCAGAGTACCACACATTGCCCACCCGCAAGGTGGTTACGGTGTTTGTAGAGGTATTTGTCAGCAATCGGGCAAAACTGCTTCCATTTCCATCGGTTGCCAAAATAGCCGGGTAATAATCGCCGATACTCTTGTCGGAGGCCAGCGACAGCCACGATTCGACGGGTACGCCGGTAGAATTCACCGAAGTATCGTAATAGTTAATATCGACAAAAAGATACGGCACGTCCGCACTGATTTCGTCAATTTTACTTCCGGTAAGATTAGGTTCCGCATTGTGGTCGTAGCCGTCGAAATCGCTCAGGCGGCAAAAATCCGTCCCCGGGTGAGGATAGGCGACATATTCGAAAGAGGTATCATGGATAGCGACGATATTCGTGCCGTGCGGTATCGTGGCTTTCAAGCCATAGCGTATGCCTTGATTCTTATCCGTTTCGCTTCCTTCCCATTGATCGACGTATGTCGTGACCCCGCCGGATTGCTGAGGATAGTTGTCGGATAGCGGTGCAGCCTGCGGATAGCGCACGGGTTTATGACGGCTCCATTTGTTGATACGTCCCGGACGGCCACCCTGCAACAGGGGACGTTCGAGGGCAACAATGTCGGCCACGTCCCATACCCCGTTTGCCGGGTATATTCCCAGCAGATTATACGGGTCGGTTATCGCTACCGGGGCTGCTATCTTGTTTTTATCGATGGCCATAGGCTCACTTTCCTCCTTTCCCTTTTAATTCGGACAATTCTTTTTTCAATCGTTCTATATCTTCCATAAGGGCTTTAACCAGCCGGGCGGTCTCCTGCGTTGCACCGGCGATGGTGTTGATATAGTCGGGCGACAGGTAGTTCAGAGCCCCGTAACCGTCCTCTGTTTCGTAGGCCATCGATGGCAATACCTCTTTCACCTTTTGGTACAACAGCCCCGTATGGGCTTCCCCGTCCACACCGCCCTTGTTACGCTTCCGTGCTTTTTCGGTGTATCGGAAATCGCACACCTTGCCCATCGCCAAGAGTCTGTCGGTATAGCTGAGGGTATAGTTGAAGTCTCGCTTCAAACGTTTGTCCGAAGTCGTTAGAGCGGTGACCGAGCCTTGTGCCGAGATATTGCCTTGCGACGATATATCCCCTCCGGCCGTGATGTTACCGTCCGATGTGACACTCTCCTTTGACCTTATGTTATTCGTCGCCACAATCCTTCCGGCGGAGATGGAGACAGACTTACTCCCGGTCGAAAGGTTTATACTCGTAGCCCTGATTACATTCGCTCCATCGATGTCTCCCTCCATCGTTATATCCCGGACTCCCGACAGACTTCCGGACACATCGTTCGATCCGTCAAACGGATTTCCCCAAATCGTCCGGATATTTTTAAGCCTGTCGGCGGCGATGGAATCGTTATCCGTCAAGGCGACAGACGGGGTCACCACGGTCAGCTTGCTCACGCCGACTGCCGGCATGGGAGACAACGATATACTATCCACACAGTTCTCGCAAGTCCCGTTCAAAGCCCCGTATGTGTTATAGACGAATATGGAGCAGGTCTGGTAATCCGTCTTGGCCGAAACCCAAAAACACACGTGTCCCCCGTACAAGAACACCTTCACGTCACCCAAATCGTCACCGAAATGCGTACCGGCCGTAGCCGTAAACTCGACATCGTTCGGGGTATAATTATACGCCTGTACGATCGTATTGATAATTCGTCGGCTATAATATCCATTTCCGATCAGATGCAACGTCAACATAGCCGCCTCGGCCTCTTCGACTTTCGTGTGAATCAACCACCCGTTTCCGGTGGCTGTCTCATACATGCCGCCCATCTTATACAGGAAAGCCCCGTTGTCAAGTCCGTTCAACTTTTTCGCATTGTCCGATTCGACCGCACGTCCGACTGTCAGCCCCGTATATGTACCGCTCACGTTGTTTATCTCCGAGAGCGAATAAGTTGGCTTGTTCGGCTGCTGCACCCAATCGTACAGGGTGATGCCTTTGGTGACAACGATACCGAGGGCTGTCTTGCTGACCGCCGTCACCACATTGCCTGTACCTATCGTAGATGCGCCGGCGTTTGCGAGTTTCCAAATCTCGTTGATGGTGTAGGCGTTGAAAGTCTCCGTCATCGTGGTGTTGTCGAACACGCCGCCCAGATCGTCGAACCCATGAACGAGCTTGATGAGCCCTCCTTCGCCACCGCCACCCCCTTCTCCACGCCATACACCAAGAGCGGATATTCCACCCTGTGAATACACATTAAATTTCGAGTATATCGTATTTTCCAACTCTGTGTCGAATTTCCACATATCGTTAATACGGGCAAATCCTTCCTGCATTTGTTTTACAGTCCGTTGATACGATTGTTGCAAGGAAGCCGTCATATTATTGATGGCAGAAATCAAGTCGATATTCTTATTAGCAGATGCAACCTCTTCTTTCAGTTCTTGCGTATTCCCTTTTATTAGGTTGTTCCCGATGGTAATAGTCTGTTCGCAAGGATAGTCGAGTTTGGTTGTAAGGCTTATAACACGAGTAACATATGAATATCCTGTGTTTATGTATTCGACTTTTCTTCCTATGGATAAATCAGGATTGTTTTCATTGAACACCACAGGATTAGATGAAAACTGGTAATTGTTTTGGTCGGAAGAAAGCCGTTCTATTTCTTCGTTCATAGCCGTTTCTAGACGTATGTACGCCGAATCTGTATATTCTTCCGGCATTTTGACGTTGAATAGGATAATATCGTCATTTTCCGACGGTATAAGTCCCGTAATAGCAGGGATAATATAGTTACCTTCTTCCTCTTTATATTTAATCTCGAAATCTCCTTTTTTGACTTCGAAGCTTATACCATCATCACTTGTTATTGTTTTACTCTCATCATGGTATATAAGCTCAAATTCCATACCTTGCAAAGCCCCCGATTGGAAATGTACCGAAGGTACTTTATTGGGTATAAGCATACCATTCGGATTTTTTTCTTCGTCATAAGTGGAATTTTCGAAGTTAAATTCCGGTATTTGAAAATACCATATCGCATATTGGTCGTATATAGGGTCTCCGTTTTCATCTGTGCCTATCTGTATTTTATCATTCGTTTCCGAGTCTATACGCCACATAAGACGGAATCTGACATCTGATATGGAGAGTTCCGATGAAGGGTATATATCATCGAACTGGAGGATTTTGCTAAATATCTCTCCCTGTTGAAGGTTTGGCCTTATATCTTTATATCCGTTCGGATATTTTTTAGGGTCAAGAGTCAGCCGTTTGTTGACCAAATTGTTGACATTAGCACCTTTGTATTCCTGTACGATGTTTCGAGTTGACCCGAATGCGTAAAATCGGGTATAATACCCATCTTTTCCCTCTGTGACCGAAGGTGTATTGATGTTTTCACCAACTTCGAGAGAAACAACAGCTCCATGTTCGGATTTCGACAGATGAATAATCATGGAATCTTTCTCAACCCACCATTCTGTATCAAACGCAGATGCTATACTGTTCAAGGCAGACAATATGTCGATTGATTGGAAAGATAAAGAAGTGGAAGCGTTAAGAGAAGAATCGACGGCGTAAGTCCATGTATCCCCGGTTTCGTTCTCGATAGCCTTACAAATAACACTCATGAAATTGGCCGGGTTATCGGTAAGAGACCAATCCGGCTCCCGATTAGTTATCTCGTTATTCTCATCATAAGAATACATGAAAAAAGGCACTTTACCCCATGATATAAATTTCGAATGAAATTGTGGTTTGTATTGAAATTCGACCTCGTTCTTTTGTTCTGGATTATATGGATCCAAAAGAGAATATTTCTCACCATCGAGTATGATATAAGCCCCTACCGGAATCTCTTCATTTTGGTCCGAGTTCCACGACAATTCTACATAATCGGATTTCATCAATTCTTCTACATGAACACATTCTTCTGTTATAGGAACTGATAAAATAGTATCTCCTTGTATGTTTTTAATGTCTATCATGATGGTTTCGTATATCTTCATACGATTTCAGTCAAAGATAATAAAAGTGTATGAAAAACATGCTCTTTTTTATGAATTTCTATCTGCTGGATTATATTCGACAAGTTTTAGAGAAAATCGTGCTATTCCTCTCATGAATTGCGTAAATTGATTGCATGAAATATAGATTGTTTTGTAAGTAATATTTGGTTGATACTTTGTTTTTATATTTATTATGCCTGTTGCCAATTCTTCACAAAAGCTGTTGTATCTTGAAAAGAATTCTTCTTCCGTTTTTGCCGTCAGGTTAAAAGTTAAAGTGATATTTCGTTCATCGATTTTAGGATTAGAGGACAGGACTCGTTTGCCATTTTCTAATCGAGACTTGTTTTCGATGAACTCTTTTAAAGGTGACGGTGTCATTAAGTAGGAAAGAGATGATGTATCCATACTTATACCCCAAGTTGTATAGCAGTCTTTCCCATTTATGTAAAACTCTCCCGATGCCATTTTATTTAAGTATAACTGAAGTTTTGTCTTTATTGATTTCTACAGGACAATTTCGTATGTTTATAAGTCTAATAACTGCGTAATTACGGGCAACTATTATAGCTCTGGCTCCATGCATGAGTATAACTTTGTGAACTCTAGTATTATCGTCAAATACTAGTTCCGCATTGGTATTGCCTATTAAAGCAATATTGGTATCATTACTTCTTTTTACATTTTTAGTGTCGACAAACACGCAATAATTAGCAATATCATTACTCATCTCACGGAACGTTTCAATAGGAGGGAAGTTGTTCTTCTCACAAAACTCTATGCCTTGTGGTGTAAAGAACAACCATACTAGAGTTTTCCAGTCACTAACACCATAAGACTTATTACAAGCTCCTTTTTGTAAAGCAGCCATCATTATTTCTTTTACTGTATTCATATCTATAAATCTTTAGTATTCCTATTGACTTGTGCTATATCGGATTTTATATCAATTAATAATTTCGTATATTTTGCAATGTCTTCTAAGTAGCTATTCGTAATCACATGTTGATTAAGAATGTTATTTAGTATAGAATTGCTATTAGTTGATACAGATAAAAGAGAATTTAGAGAGATTACGGCTGAAATCATTTGATTTTTGATTTCTTCACCAGAAAGCTGCAACGCTGTAAACCGGCCGTTTAATTCCGTTGCTGTATCTTGTGACATGGTTTCAAAACCTTCGGCTGTCGACTTTTGTTCGGTGGTAGAACTTTCTCCCATGAGACTATCAGCCCAACCGAATTGAGCATCTATTTCTTGTTGAAGCTGTTCAGCCATGTTGTTGATGTAATCTTGTTCCCATTGAGAAAGCACGTTGTCGGCATAAAATTGTTGCAACTTAGTGCGTATTTCCTCCATCTTATTTGAGGATTTAATTGCTGCCTTAATGCTCTCTGTTACCATTTGTTGCATCATCTGCTTTACAACATCTTTTGCAGATTTAGCCCTATTCTCGCCAGAAGCCCATGCATCTGCATAAGCCTCTGCAAAGTTGTCAATAGCACTTTTTAGGTCTTCCCCAAATATGACATCGATAGCTTTTTCTTTGTTATCAGAAATGAGATTGTTTATTTCGTCAATTTGATTTTCCCATTCTTTTATTCTGTCGCTATCTGTATTCTTTTTATCTTGTTCTTCTTTAATTTGATTTTGAATAAGTACTTTTTGTTGTTCTAGCAATTTATTTTGGTCTTCAATCAAGCTGGAAGCACTCTTTCCGCAGTTTCAATGGACTTGCCTAACTTTTCATACGAACGGTCAAGTGTATCTACCTGATCTTGTAATTTCTGAATCCGTTTTTCATTTTTTGCGTCGTGGATTTTTGCGATAGAGGAAGCAAGAGAGGAGACAAGACCGATGGCAGCACCAGCAGCAGAACCTATCGGCCCAAATATAGCACCTGCCTCTGCTCCTTGCATGGCTGAATTGAGGCCGTCCATAGCCACATTGATACCTTCGGCAATGCCTGACAGTGTATCAGATCCGAAAGCCTCTCCGAGATTTGAAAATGTGTCGGAAAGGAATTGGGCTACACTTAATATCTCACTCAATCCACTTCTTATTTCTTCAAGTCCATCTTGCAATTTTTTTGTGTTTGAACCGGCATCGAATACTTTTTTAAGACCATTAGATAGTTTGTTAAACCCCGTTTCAGATTGATCTGCGGAATTACGGACATTATCTATACCTTTTCTAATTCGTTCTAATTCTTCGGGAGATTTACGCAATGTGTCGAAGGTCTCTTTTGTCATACCAAATTCAAGACCTTTGTTTTCGTCCCATTCGCCTGATTGCAAGAATTGGAATGCTCGTTCAGCTTCATTAGCAATGAGACGCATATCTGCAACTGTGTGTTGACGCATATCGTCAAACAATTTACTTATGGCAGACGTAGATTTATTCGCCTCTATATCCAAATCAGATAGTTTCCTTTTTGTTTCTTCGTCAATAGACTTCTGTTCCCATTCGTTTTTGCCTACCTTACGAGATTCGCCTTGCTCAATAATAGCATTACGTTTTTCATAATAGTTACCGTAAGCGGCAAGATAATCGTTCATTGCGTTAATTTCATCATCGAGAATTTCTTTGGTCTGTTTATTCTTATTCTTTTCATTTAACCTATTTGCGGTATCAATATTTTCCTGTTGTTCAGTTGTTAGTCCATTCTCATTAAGCTTGGAGGGTTCAATCTTAGCTACTTTGTTTAACTCGGCCAGCTCTTTCTCTTTCTTTTTAATTTCTTTTTTCTGTTCTTCATAATAGTAGTTAATTTGCTTCAATTTCTTATCTTTACCTTCTTCCCAGAGGGAGATTTCTTTCTCTTGATTTTTTTTACGAAGCTCAAGAAGTTCATCAACAAGTTTCTGCTCGGCCTCTTTTTGCTCTTTTGCTTGCTTATCTTCAGCCGCTTTATCAGATTTGGTTTTAGGCAGCTTTGCACGGAGTGCGTCAATTCGTGATTGTAACGCATTGTATTCCTTGCTTCCGCTTACGGTTTCTCCCTGCTCTTTCTCTAATTTTGAGATTTGTGTTTTGACTTCATTGATTACTCTCAAATCTTTCTCACGTTCAAGTATAGTGTCTTGAAGCGACTTGATATAAGCTTCTTGTTGATCCACTGCTTCTTTTGTTCCGCTGCCGTCTGCAAGAGCCTTTTTTAATGATGCAAGTGAGGTTTCAGCCTTCTTGATTTCTTCTTCAAGTTGGGAGATGGATTTACCTTCGGTGGAAAATGGCTCATTTGCTGTCTGTTGAGAGGTATTTATACTTGTAACGCCAAACTTTTCACGGGCTTTTCCATCTAAATCCTCTGTTATTTTTTGCGCTTCTCGGATATTGGAGATATATGTATCAATACGTGAATCCGCAAAAATCGTACCTTTGTCTTGTATTTCATTTAGTTTGTCTTGGATCGCAGCATCCAAATCTCTTCGTTCCAATATGGCATGGTAGATTTCTGAATAGAGTTTTGCACCTTCTTTATCTCCTAACTCGCTATATAGGCGGTCTTGTATCTTTCCGAGATTATCGGACATTATGTTGTCCAACCAATCTTCCTGCTGCGACTTGAATTGCTGGTATTGTCTTGCCCCGTAAGAATCTGTGATTGCTTTTGTGAGTTTTTCATAAGCTTCTTCCGTGAGTCCAACCTTATTTATTTCTTCTTCGAGTCCATCATAATACTTGCTATATCCTGCAACAATTTTTTCTTTGACGGTATTATATTCATCTGTACCTTCTTTTAATGAAGACAATTCTCCATTGAGCTTAGCAAGTTCCCTTTGCTCAGATAAGGCTGCTTTCTCAGATTCCTTTCCCGCAGCATCCAGCCTTTCCAGTGCCTTTTCTGCTTCTGTTTGATAAGTGACTAATTTATAAATGCCCAAACCTAGTGCTGCTACTGCCGCTGCTACTGCAACATATGGATTTTTTGCCATTGCTACATTTAGAGCATCCGTTTTCGTTTTCAGGACGGTAATAATAGCTTGCATCTTTGTCAATCCTGCCATGTGAGCAAGAGTGGCTTGATAGCGCAAATTCTCAATGGCGGAAATAGTAATGAGCGCAGTTCTGTATGCTCCGTATGTACCGACCAATTCAATTAGTATTTTTCCTACTTTTTCATAGTTTTCTATCAAATAAGAAACGCTGGATAATGCATCATTGATAATACCTTCATTCGCTTTGCCGATGTCGTTCAACATCATCGAGAAACTATCTCCTATGTTAGAAATCTGTCCAGTAATGGTTTTGCTTTGTTCTTGCATTAAGTTAAAGAACATACCACCCTCGTTGGTAAGGTTCTGTATGACTTTCTGAACCTCTGGAAACCCTATCATACCAGCTTCTACCATTCCTTTGATTTCACTTTCAGCTACTCCAAATTCTTTGGCAAGTTCTTTTATCATTGGAATACCTCGTCCAGTGAATTGGTTTAGGTCCTGTGTATAAAGTCGACCTTGTGTCATAGTTGTACCATAGAGATATACTAAGTCTCCCAAAGGTTGTGAAAGTCCGGCTGCAATGTTCCCTAATCGTATAAGAGTCTCGTTAACATCTTCGGCAGAAGTACCGTAAGCCAGTAATTGACGAGCTCCATTGGCAACACCTTGTAAATCGAATGGAGTTTTGGCGGCTGTTTCTGTGAGCTGAGCCATAAGGACGTTTGCCTTTTCACTACTTCCAAGCATAGTGGTAAAGGCGACCTCTAATTGTTGAAATTCACCTCTTACTTGTATAATATTTTGGATAAGTTCTTTTGCTGTAAAGCCAGCCCCAAAAGCTGCAGCTGCTTTCGTCATTTTGTTGAACATATCTTCTATGCCCAATCCATTTTTTTCTATTTCCTTAGAAGTATTGGTTACTCCGGTTTCTACTTCTCGTAGTTTACGAAGAAAATTAGAATTGTCGCCTGTTATATCAAAATGAAGTCCGGCCATGAGTCTTTTCGATTAAAAGGGGTAGATGTAACATCACATCATTTGCAAATATACAAAAGTGTATGAAATTCATATACTTTTGATAAAATAGAATAGAGTTAATAAAGTTTAACTAATGTGTGGGTATAAATATTTTAATAAATGATTATTGTATTATACTTTTGACGAAACAATCTTAACAGCATAAGATATGGATTTCAAAGATACAATTCAACAGATTGTAGAGAAAATTGCTAAACAGAAGGATAGCATAGCAACGGAAGAAGCGACAAAAACCTCTTTTGTAATGCCTATGATAGCAGCATTGGGATATGATGTATTCAATCCCTTTGAGGTTGTACCGGAAATGGATTGTGACTTAGTTAAGAGGAAAGGCGAAAAAATAGACTATGCCATAATGAAGGACGAAAATCCTATACTACTTATAGAATGCAAGCATTGTAAACAAAACTTGAATTTACATGACACTCAGTTACAAAGATATTTTGTCGCTTCAAAGGCTAGGTTTGGGGTCTTGACGAATGGAATAGAATATCGCTTTTATACAGATTTAGAAAAGGTGAACATAATGGACGAAAAGCCGTTCCTTGTGGTGAATATGCTCGACTTATCGGACAACGATATTGAGCAACTAAAAAAGTTTCATAAGTCTTATTATAATGAGCAAGATATATTGAGTACGGCACAAGAGTTACAAATCACGATACAAGTAAAAGAAATGCTTAATCGTAATTTCCAAATGCCAGACGATGAATTTACACGTTATTTTGTCCGTAATCTTAATGATGGGAAATATACGGCAAAACTTGTGGACCAATATAGACCTATTGTTAAGAAATCCATTGCTTCGGTGATTAACGATATTATATCCGACCGTTTAAATGTGGCTATGAAGAATGAGAATAAGGAGGAAAAACAGATACCACAGGAGGTTGAGAATGAAAATCAACAGCCAAACGAAATGAATGAAGAAAAACTTCCCGATGGTGTAGTATTTCAAGACCGAGAAAAAGGTATAGTTACTACACAAGAGGAGATAGATGCCTATAACATTGTGCGCAGTATATTGAGGCAGTATGTAGATGTATCTCGTATTCAATATAACGACTACAAGACTTATTTTTCCGTGAACATAGATGGTAGTACATGGTGGTGGATTTGCCGCATTTATATAGGGAAACGGAGTAAAAAAATATGCTTGCCAAAGGATAACTACAAGACGAATGAATGGATTGACATTGAGACTATCGATGATATTTTTAATTATGCCGATGGTCTTAAAGAGAGTCTTGATTTGGCATTGAAAGAGGCGAATTATTGGATTGCAAAGAAAAATAAATTAGAAAAATGACAAACGTAATTAATACAAATTTTAGAATTATGAGAAAGTTTTTGCTAATCATAGTTTGTGCTTTATCCATTACATCTTGCTCAGATAATGATCCTGAGATATTATCAGTAATGATTAATGTAAAATGTGATAATAAAATTGCATCTCCTTCTTTGGTTCGCTTATATGAATATGAAACAGCAAGAGACTTTGATGACAGCTATATGTCTACAATGGAGTACGGCGATTCTCAAGTTTTAAGAGATAAGTTGGGTAATGAGTTGACTCCCGCATATACATCTGACACGTTTTCTGGAATAAATATTTTTGAGGACATAAAAACAGGGGCATATTTGGCTGTAATACTTTATAAACCTGACGGCTTTACATGGCCTATGTTTTATTTTTATGGATATAAAGTAATTAATGTTGACGAGGATAATAACGCACTTTTACATAATATATGTTTTTCTTATAGTGAATACGACCGAGGTAAATTCATTGAGTTTTAGTCCCACTTCATTCCTTTTATTTTATCCATATTTTTAGGATCGTCCCCGTTTATAAATGTTCGGTCCGTAGATATATGATATTTTTTTATCTCGTCGTCAGTAAGGTATATAGATGTTATGTAATCATTAAGTAACATATGCAGGTTGGCATAACTAATACCCCATACAACATAGTCCATAGTCCAGCCATAGCGTTCGCAGGCTATATCTATCAAAGTACCATAAATACTTTTACCTCCAAAGGTTATAGTGTTACACTTCTTTTTCTTGATTCTTGATATTTTTTCTTGTTCTTTTTTCTCAATATCAATCTTGAAGTGTTGAATAAACTGGTCAATGTTATCCTTTGATAACACTATTATGAATAGTTGAGCAAGTTCTTCATTCGATAGGTTGTCTTCAAATAGCTTTCGTCTTTCATTTATTAGGTGGCTATTGAATAATTCTTCCTTTTTATCGAATGTATGGTAAGACAATATTTTGCATATAATATCTCTTTTGGAATCGCATAATCGTAATGCTTCCATATATGGATTTAGAGAAAGGAAGTCTTTATTTATTTCTAAATTTTCGGTAAGACGTGATAAAAGGTATATTTTACCCAATGTGGCAGGGTATAAGTAAAATTGCATTTCTCCTATATGGAACTCATAAGGTCTTTCCATGATAGTATCTGCAATATCCATTTCTATTATTTTCCCTTCTTTATCCATGCAAAATAAATTATATTGAGCGCAACTGTGGGGTCGAACCACAACTTTATACATGGAGTGTATATGTGCTACCGTTACACTAGATACGCAGAACACGTGGGTACGAAGCCCCCACGTTTGGCTCTATCTACAACCTATTGAATTATCCACCAACACTTGGATTAGGAGCTACTTCGAATTTATCACCGTCTCCAGACTCATCTTCAGGATCGCATTCAATTTTACTGATGTTTCCACCGGATTCCGTCACGATGATTTTACCCCACTGAATTTGTTTTTTATCGGCGGCTGCTTTCAAAGCATCAAAAGTGTATGCCCAAACACCACCGTCAGCAGAAGTAAAAGTGTCTTCAACGGAAACTGTCGTTTTCTCCATGCAGAAGCCTTGAACTTCTGTGTCTTCCGGTTGAACAACAACGGCATAATTGTGTGCAACAACACCATCGCTATCACTTACAGGACGCTTACGTCCTTTTGCGGCACGAATGTTCAATGCCAAAGCATAGGTATTCTTTCCATACTTTACATCCTCATTTTCGCCTCCTTCGATTTTTGCTTCTTGTTTATCTCCTTTTGTTGTTGTCAACTGTGTAGAATCTTCCACAGGGGTAGGTAATTCCTCCCATTTAGGAGCAGAAGCATCCAAATCTTTTATAAATACACGGGGCTTACCCCATCCTATTACTGCCATGATATACCTAATTTATATTAAAAATTTATTCGTTATTTATCTCTATGTACAGTTTGTTATTAATGAAATGCTCTGTATGTCCGTCTTCAAATGAAACTCCTGTTGAATCAGTTTTTTGACTGCATTGTGATGGAACCGTATGATATTCGTCTTTTCGTATAGCGAATAAAAACTTCGATAGTTCGCATAATTCACAAATTCGGATTGAATCTTTTTCCCATGTTTTGGTTTCAGAGTTCCATAAGTCTTTGACATATATATTGACATTCACATAAGCTCGTTGTATTTGCCCGCAACCTTCATTTGCAAGAACAGATATGACTATATCTTCTTTATCAGATTTGTTGGGCCTTCCTCTGTCACTCAATTTACCGGAGACATTACGTTCGAGTTCTGTACCTTTAATTTTGTGATAAACGAACTTAGCTATTTCAATATCGGATTTCATTATTTCGCAATCTGTCTTTTAAGTTTTTCAAGCATCAATGGAACTTGTTCTCTTGCCCAAAGTTCGGTTGATGCAAGTACGTCTTTATTATCCATCGCTTCTACAAACTCAGCATAGTTCATTCCGGCGACTACGATAAGTACATAGTTATTGGAATATCTTTTAGCAAGTTCTTTCGCTAAGTCTTTACCTGTTTTTACACCTTCTGAACCTTGCTTCACTTGGTTGAAAGTTGAGTATTGAATGATGTTCTTATTATGAGCAATCACATATCCAACCGAACTACGCAAGTTGCCTGTTTGGTCGTACCAACTTTTATCACCTGCTCTATCACGAATTTTTGTAACGCATTGTTCGCCAAGTTTGGATAAAGCACGAATAGTAAGACGCTCGACACGCTCTGCTTCTCTCATGAGCATGTCATGCACTTCGCTTAGCTTGGTGGTCATTCTTATACCCATAGTTTACATTGTTTCTGGTAGCGATGGAAACCTTTCACACTAAACTCCCTTTCAATTCCTTCAAGCAGATGTATCTTAATCCTGTCACCGATCATGAATGTTCGACAATTTGCACGTAGATAAACTGTATATGAATAGCTTCTTACAATACCATCGTCAAACTCTTTTTCAGAGGCTTTACCGGCAGGAACCGCGTCGCATTCAATACAGCCTTCCCAGTTAGTTTCTCCTTCATGATAATCACCATTGCTATCCTCGTAACCATCTTTTGATACGAGGTACTGCAATCTGTGTGGATATAGTCTTATTACTGACATATTACAAAAGGCAGTCACCTATATATACCATTGGCTTTGCCTCCAACTCTACCGAAGGTTCACCAATGGCATTATAGATTGAGTTAACACGTAACAGAATACGTTCTTTGTCTTTATCTGACAAAGACCCGAAAGACTTGTCTGCTTCAGAAAAATTGATAGATTGAACTAAAGACCAAAGACAGTCAGCCAAAGCTCCCATATACTCTTTTGAGCTCATTGTATCTGAATCGCAATAACTAAGAGGATTGAGTTTGCGTTTTATCATCACATTCTCTACAAAACCGATAGAAATCGGATAATGTATTTCGTCTATGAGAGCTTGCTGAATTGTCTTCATGGCTTAACTATCTCCATTTGTTGTTTTATATGATTCAACAGCTTTTTTGAGCTTCGCTTCATCGGCATCATTCAATTTGTTTACAGCAGCAATTAACTTATCGTCTGAAATAGTCGTCGATAAGTTTTTACCGGTTATTTTATTGAACTCTGCGACGAAGTTTGCTTTTATGTAAGCTTGCCCCCAAATGGTGATGTTCTTATCGGTAGAATCTTTTCCCTCTTCGGTAGAGTCAATCGTTTGAGCCTCTGAAATGTCGAGGGAGTAGATTTGGTCTACATTCTCAATAACAGGGAGAACTAATGCTTGACCACTTGTAAATTCCTGCAAAGGATCATTTTTAGAATACTTGCTGATAAGTTTGTATTCATCTACCGTGGAATAAATTACTCCTGCTACGGGATTAGTAACTTCTGCAAGTGTGCCCCAAACCAATGCGCCAACTTCTTGTGTAGTAAGGAATATTAGTTTGTTCGCATTCCACGGTTTGTACGGAATGCGTTTACCATTTTTCTCAGAAATGACTGTACGGTCAATCTTTAAGAATGTAATTCCGTTGTTGTCATCGGCAAATGCTTCGTCAAATAATGTAGCAGTAGGAACAGGCAACTTAGTGTTGCTGTCGAATGTTTGACCTCGATAGTTGGCAACCAATTCTTTTGCCCATTGTTCTTGTCTCATTTTATTGTAAGTCGATAACGAGATTGCTATCGTTGTAATGGAGTTTCCATCTGCGTCAGCTTTTGCAATAACACGCTTTATGTCATCAGAGGAAATAGTCCCAGCGGTTTCTACACCAAAGCTATTTTGCGGTAAATAGTTGAAATTTATGCGCAATCCAGTTCCTGTATTGTTTTCATCTTCAACGATTACGACACCATCAGATAAAGCAGTTAAAAAGTTTGCTTCGTTCTTTTCATCGATACCAACGGAACAAGCTACTGCATCGTTGGTTAGCTTGTTAGCTATATTAGTGAACGCAGCTCCTTGAGCTTTCATGATGTTGATTGTGTTGATCTGAGTCTCACGAAGAATTTTTTTCATTCCGACCTTTGGCAGTGTACCATTTGCGTGAGCAATGGAGTCTCTCATCTTGGGAGGGAGAGGTGAGTCCATTGCTACCATGTCAGCCGCAACATAAGTTGTGTTAACTGATGCACTTTCCCACTTTTGGTCTGCGGAATATTCTTTGCGAAGCATTGTCTTGTGAAGATATGTAAGCTGATTGCCTCGCTTACCATTGATTCTCTCGATGATAGTTTGAAGTTTCGGGAAAATCTTTCCGATGTATTCAATAAATAGTGATTCTTTCATTTTTTACCTCCTTTCTACATTAATCGTGTAAGAATACAAGAGTTGGCAATGCCGTTTTCATAGCCGCTTTTATGTCGTCTATGGGGTATGGACTCGCCAAATCATTGACTTCGCCACTATACATAATACCAACCAATGGTTCACTAGTTGGTTTTGTACATACAACTACTCCTACATATTCGTGGGAACCGGGAAGTGAGTCGTATCCATCGCCAGATGATTTTACGGGCATAGGTTTGTACGTGTCTGTTGACGGATCACGAATAACAACGTGCCCGGCTTTAATAACCGGAAGGTTATAATTTGATACGTCAAGAGTACGACCTCCGATAATGCCAGCTACATAATGCCGAATTACGACAGAATCCATTCCGGCATTGAGAATTTCCATTTCGCTTGCTAAATTTGCTGTTGCACCCATTGTTACAATTTCTTTTTTGACTTAGAAAGTGTTGACTAAATCTTCAATTTCTTTGTCGGTTAATACTTCGTCTTGATTACCCGAACCTTTACTTCCGGCAGCAGGAGGGGTTGCCAATGTTGCCAAACCTGCATCTGCACGCTCTTGATTGTAATTCTTCAGGTCTTCCTCAACATCAGAATAGAACTCCTCGAAATCGTCGTCACTCTCAAAGCTCATTTTAGAGAAGCTTTTCAAGGTACGCGAACCGAATGTTCCGGTGTCTTTCAGCAGGGCTTCAAGTTTGGCTTTACGCAAGTTAGAAACTTTTTCACCTTCCAATGCGGCAAAACGGGCTTCCTGTTGCTCTCTGAAAGACTTAAACCATGCGGGTTCTTCGTCTTGTTCATTTCCTTTGTTGTTGGGATTTTTCTTGTTTGAACCAGCTTGACGAGAGCCGCCTTTTGACGTGTCATCGTCATCGTCGTCATCATCATCTTCTTCTGATTCGGGGTGTTTCTTCTTCCATTCGTCAAGCAAACGGTTGGCTTGCGACTGGCCGAAAGTGAGGTAAGGGAGAACCGCTTCTATCTGTTCGTCGATTTCTGCGTTTACATCCTCTTCTGAGGCATCTTCTGCGGATTTCAGGTTATCGGCAATCTTGGCGGCGATACCCTTCAATTCCTTTGCGTTGAACCCTAACGCCTTCGCTTTAAGTTTCAACCTTACGAAAACTTGCTGTTGTCTGTTCATTTCATTTAGGTTTAAACAAAAAAATAGTCTGCGTAGCAATGTAGCCAGCAGACTATTCGCATCTTCTTTCAGATGTGCCTCCGCCTAAACGGACAAACAGGTGTTTACGACAAGTCGGGTGGCGTACATCTTCATACGCTTTCTGCAAATATATAGTAAAGTATATGAATCTCATACACTTTTCAATAAAATATTGATTGAGTTTTATTTTTTTTAAGAAAACAAAGTAATAAAAATAAGAGATTTGATTGATTTTACCTTCTGTGAGAAATGCGGGATAAATATTCGATTCACTGCCTTACGAAATCGTATAATAGCCCTCAAAGGTTAATAATGTTGAATTATGCATGAAATTCATACACTTTCAAGATTCCATGCTATAATTTTGTGCCCAATATTATGCGTGACATTCGCAACCTATTATCACAAGGAGTAGCCGAATTCAATTGGGGATTGGGGTTATACCTGAACCCTAATGTCTAGTTTCCCGCCAAGCCCTTTCGTTACGATGTCATATAGTGTAGAGAGCGTGAGGTTGCTCCCTTCTCTTTCCACCTTTGATATGAAAGAGCGTTCTTTCCCTATCTTCTTAGCAAGCTGGTCTTGGGTTAGGTTCCTCGCTTCACGGGCATTGCGGATCTGAAGCCCAACACGAAGGTTGGAAAGTTCGGTTTCAATCTTATCGCGGCGCGGAGTGCCAATTTCTCCATAAACCTTATTCTTTATATCCTCAATAGTGTAAGTTTCCATAATCATTTCCTTTCTTTTTTCTTTTCATTAAAGTATTCTTGCATGAGCCTTACAGCCCGGTCTATCTCTTTTTTCGGTGTCTTTTGCGTCTTTTTCTGAAAGCCGCTCAGTAAGATGACCATTTTTTCACCATCAAAAAAGCAAAAAACACGTATTATGTCACTTGAAAATTGCACTCTGATTTCATAAAGTCCCCTTGTACCTTCAATATGCTTCAAGTATTTCTCTGGAACAACTTGAAGCGTTTCGACATATTGTATGGTTTTCACCACCTTATCCTGCATCTTTTCGGAAAGCGACTTCACAAAATCTATGAAATAGTGCTTATATGCTATGACGTTTCTTACTTTCATGTCGCAAATGTAACTTATAATTCACATTTCCGCAAATATTTCCAGCTTTTTCTTTGCAATTTCAAAATAAAAGGGTCGGAACATTATTCCGACCCAAGGTGGAAATCAACAAGTTTGGTTACTTGCCGAAGATGGCTTATGCAAAGCCCCGAACCATAAGGAACGGGGCTGGATAGTTAGTATTATTGTATAGTTTTTAGGCAATCCGAAAAACCAATAAATCAAATGTTTAACTACACACCTCATCAAGATGTATTTTACATACCCAAAAAAATGGTATATGTAAAAGCATAATACCCGGGAAAATTACGGCAAGATCACGCAAGGTAAAATACGCAGATAGTTGCGTATTCAATTTTTCTTCCTCTTTTTCCAATGCAATAAAAAAAGGGAATTGCACAATAAAAAAATATTATTTTATCAATTAATGTAATCCTCAATAATATTACATTTTTCCTTAAATTCTTCAATTATATTCAATTCTTCTTCATTCAGTCCTTTAATGTTTATCCCACATTTCTCACAAAAGATAAAATCAATAGAGTTTTTATGCCCATTTTCACATACAAATTTTTTTTCATCGCATTTAGAAAATATGCCTCCTTTTACATTCTCAATATTGCCAGTATTTGGAAGATTATTTAAATATTCCAATATTCTTTTCATACCTTGTAAATCATTTGTATTGTAATATTCTTTTGTAGCCGATAGTAAATGTATTCCAATATGTAATTCTTGTTTGATTATTTCGTAAATAGAATTTGAATCAAATAAATTATATTTCTCAATCAAATCTCTTATTTTTTTATACTTAAAATATTTGTAAACAAAAGGGATAATATGATTTGCAGGAATTACTGATAAAATTTGTTTTATATTAGTTACCTCTACCTCATTAGAGTTATAATTGACATCTAGTGATATATACCTTTTTATGAGATCCTCTACAATTTCTATTTGAGGGTTTTCTAATAAAAATTCCACCCATTCCTTACATATTGGTGAAGATTTTTTTATTCGTGATACTATGTATCTTCGCTGAATTTCTTTTTGAAGATCTATTGATGAAATTTGAGAATGACAATCCACGGCTTTAATATCTTCATCATTTTTTTCTATAATACAAGCTGTTCCAGAAACAGATACCATAAACATAGATTTATCTCTGCTAGATATTTCGTCGAAATCTACCTTAAATCCAACAATGGCATTTGCCCCTAAGTTTATAGCTTTTTGTTTTAATTCTTTTGATGCTTCATTATAAATAATTTGGAGTTTTCTTTTATATGAGCCAGATCTCCCTCCAAAAAAATCTGTAACCGACGCTGCAAAATCAGAAAACACATTAGTACCTATTACAATATTTGAGCATATTGTATCAATATATCTTTTTATAGGACAATTCTCTATTGTATCAGTAGTTGTTATAATAAATCTGTTTTTCATGGCTTAATCTTTTGACTCGGTTACTTTTAACTTGGTTCCACATTTAGGGCAAACTATTGTATTATCTTCTTTATCCTGTAACAACTCTGATACAGTCACCCCAATAATGGATGCAATTTCTTTCAGTTTGTCTAATGACGGATTCCCGTTAATGATTTGAGATAAAGATGATTGTGTTATGCCTTTTTCACCGTTCTTGTTAGTCATTAATGTGGCTACTTGGCTGACAGTAAAGCCTCTTTTTTGAATTTGTTCTTTAATATTCATAGTGCATAAGTTTTATATTATAGCGCAAAGATATTCTATTTCTCCAATTTAAGCAAATAATATTAGATATATCTATATTGTACTCTTATTATATTAGTATTAACTTATCTTTGTGGTTGTGTTAATTATTAGTTAAACCTTAAAAAAGATATTGCAGTATTAGATAAAACTAATATCTTTGTCACATCAAACAAAAACAAACAAAGATATGAAAACGAAAATCAACAAATCGCAACTTTTCAAAATGGCTTGGTCGGAATTCAAGAACCCAATTCGTGTCATGGGGCGTGAAATAAAGAAGTCATTCTCCCAATGTTTACGAAACGCATGGTTTAAATTGAAAATGGAAGCCCTTCGCTTCATGAAGAAGTCGGAACCCGCACAAAAGCCCGAACCGGTTGTGTTTGACGCAGCAATGGAAAGAGGGATAACGGAGTATTACAGAAGCCAAAGCGGGCGTTATTGCGGAGATTAAAATAAACAAAACACGTTGCTGCTCTTCCAAAACAGCACGAGACGGTGGACCGGTCACGGGGGAAACAAAAACCGGTCCACTTTAATAAAGACCAATATTACTAACAATTAAAAGACAAGAGCAATGAAACATTCGGAAGAACAAATAAAAGAAATAATGTTGGCCCTATACGAACAACTTGGCGGACATAAATTTGTAGTTATGACAGGATCAAAATTTACCGGTTACGCGGAGAATGAATCTGGTGACATGGAGCAGGTTATTAAATTGAGCAAAAATAAATCTGGCGCAGATAAATTAATCATCACCTATGAAGAAGGTAAGGATACTTATTCTATGAGATTCATCAAATCCCCGAAATTAAACAAAAAGACTTTTTCTTTTTCCGAGGCCAAAGAGGTCTTCTTTTCGAGTGATATTTATGATGAACAGTTGCAAGAAGTGTTTACACAAGTGACAGGCTTATACACTCATCTTTAAACATATAATCGATGAAAGTAAACGAACCTAACAATAGGATCGAAATAGCATAACGATTTAATACATAAAAGCAATGAACACGTATTACAAGTTTGCGCCAAATGTGTTTTTGGCAAAGTGCGACGAGAAGCACGAAAAAGGAGAAGTTATAGAAGTTACAACCAAGTATGGAAAAGAGAATGAAAGCATAGTATTTAACCTGATATTTGAGCGCGACGGATTCTATTATTACTCCATCGTAAGAGCTGACGGATTCAACGTACAAGAATGGGCTAAACGTAGAGCCGAACGTAGACGTGAATGGTCTGTATCAGCAGATAAAAAAAGTATTGAATATTCCAAAAAGTCAAATAAGGATAGAGATTTTCTTTCACTTGGAGAACCCATTAAAGTAGGGCATCATAGCGAAAGACGACACAGAAAAGCGATAGAGGATGCTTGGTACAACATGGGCAAAAGTGTTGAATTTAGCGACAAAGCAACAAAACATGAAAGAGAAGCCGAATACTGGGACAAGCGAGCTACAACCATCAACCTATCCATGCCGGAAAGTATCGACTTTTATGCGCACAAGCTGGAAGAAGCCAAAGAATACCATGAAGGTATAAAGTCAGGCAAATATCCACGTGAACACTCCTACACTCTTACTTATGCAAAAAAAGCAGTAAATGAAGCTCAAAAGAATTATGATCTTGCAGTAAAATTATGGGGAGAATAAAAATGGAAAAGTTGATTAGAAACGATAACGCACCATTAAAGAACAAGTTTTAGAATATTTATTCAAACATAGAACCCTCCCCAAATATTATCCATTCCAATGAAACTCCATAGTCATAAACAAGATAATATATCCATTCGGGCTTCAAAACACTACGGTCTGGATTTTTTCTCACATTTGCTATATTGGTACGAGTTATATTGTGCTTCCTCGTGAATGTTTTAAGCCCACGAATGCGTCTCTGTGCTTTGAGCATATCAACCGCTTCAAAGAAACGTTTGGTTATAGCGATTCCTTCCTTAGAAATTTTCATGGCTCAAGTTTTAGTAACTGTTCTATTTCTTGTTTTATATCTTCTGGAGTTTTAATATAAGTAGCTATTTTATTGAATAGCTCATCGTTGTCTTTACTACTCTGTTTAAGAAACACCATTGATTCCCCTCCGTTATCCATGACAAATAGAGTATCTTTATTTATCTTGTATTTTATTGTATCAGCCCAATATTCTGAGTGTATGCTTATTTGGTTCTCATTTATATGTTCCCAATTTATTAAATCAACCGTACCAATACTTGATGTAGAATCTTCCGGGGAAACTGACCACATGATTCCAGAACCTCCTTTTTTAAAAATAGCGTGGTTAATTGTCAAAATTTCTCCATTATATAGATGAATCGAATTCTTATCTTGCTCCCAATGTCCCACCAGTTGTTCATTTGCACAACTAAATAATGTCAATAATTGTAGTGCTATAATTACGTAGAAAAGGATTTTCATAAGTCACAATTTAGAATGCTTGTTTCTGCGTTTATTGCTTTTTCTAATTATTATGTCTTTCTGCTTATTTATACGTTCAGAAATCTGTTGAATTTAGTCTTTGGAATTCATGGCTATTTTAGTTTTAAGCATACATATCTTCCACTTTGTTTTTCAATACAATTAGTATTTTTCTTTTCAGCACTTTGTTTTCAGAATCTACAATGGAGGAAATACAATCGTCTAACAGTTTGAACATCTTGACTGTTGCGTTGTCTTTCGCTTTTTCAGTCTTCAATGTGCCGAATTTTGCTTCATAAATATCGAACGCATCACAAGCTATCCTTATGATGTTCTCATTCTTATTGTCGTCTACTTTTTGCTTCGCAACACATGCGGATTCATGATTCAGCTTTATATCGTTTTCCATCATCCACTTCATATGTTCGCATACAGTCTCGTATCTACTGTTTAGCGTATCCAGATTCTTTGTCTTGTCAATGATTGATAGGCTTTCGTTTATGATCTTCAATCGGCTTCTTCCCTCTATCTCAACCGTTGCATAACGTACCGAAGATTCGTATACCAAGCGTTTTTCTTGCTCACTCAGTATATGCTTCCTCGGTCTTAATCCTAATAGTTTGCCAAATAACCCCATTACACCATCTATTTCTTCTTGTCTTTTCTCTTAATGGTATGTTTCAGTTTCAGCACGGCGAAGTTTAGTTCTATTTCGGTCTCCGTCTCGTTCGTCTGCATATCCTCCCCGAACAGGTCTGCCATGATCTCCCCGCTTTTCTGCATGAGCGATTTTTGGGTGAACTGGTCGGGATTCGCCGATAGCTCTCCTATGGTTCTCGACAACTCCCTCAATTTGGCGAATGCCTCTATAATGGCAATCGTGGTCTCTGTCGCTTGGGGGCTTTTTAGGATAGTCGCCAGCATATAAAGTCCTTTCTCTGTGAATGCTTTCGGTATTGCCCGGCTTTTAGGGCTGTTTGCAATCAAATTTTTTGACCGCAACTCTTTAAGTTCCTGTTTACCAAGTTCAAACACATACCCTTCTGGGAATTTGCTTGGGTTGTTCTTTACAGCTTGGTTTATCTCTCTCGTCTCCACTCCGTAGAGCTCTGCCACAGCGAAGTCAAAAATGACATCTTGTTCCTGCAAGTGGACAATTTTGTCTTTAACCGATTGATATGTTAGTAATTTCATGATTCTTGTAAATTTTAATAGCTGTTTCACTTCAAAGACATGCTTAGCAGGACTCTATATAATCCGCAAACATCTTGTAGCGACACCTCAAAAGGCGGATATTCCGGTGACATTGAGAGTCTTCTGAACTGTTATGGAGAACTCCGCCACTCCTATCTTTTGTGCTCATTGTGTTTATTATTGTTCAAATAATAAAATATATATTTTGATGGCTCTCACTAAGTATTTTCTTAATTAATTCTTTCATGGCTTTACTATTATATTAGTTTTTCTTATATTAAGAAATTATTTAGTATATTGCGATTGTTAACCATCTAATCTTGTTTATCTAATGAGCCCCTCAAAATACATATTAAATCATCTTTGGATTTTATTGTTGTTTCAAGAGACTTTATTGTAGCCTCATGTCCACTAACGATTCTTTCGAGGTATTGTATCCTTTGATTAAGCATGTCTATTTCGTTCAGGTTATTTTGGACGCCTGAACTAGTATTCTCTATTGTGACTGTTCCGTCAGGGTCAATAATTTTTTGAGTACCTTTTTCCGGCAATGATATAGAGATGTTATTATTAACATCTCCTTGACGTATATTACCTTTATTTCCGCCAGATATATTCAGGTTATCCCTCGTCGATATAGTCGAAGGCCTTAACATCTCGCCTTCGCCTGTTAAAAGCCATTCTGGGGAAATGTCGGTATATATACCGCATATTCTGATTAAAATTTCATAGGAGGGATTCTTGGCTTTATTCCAATAGCCTTTGGATAATCCTAGATCTTTTTCAAACCTATAATCACTTATACCTTTATATTTAAGATATTGTGATATTCTTTCTTTGATACTCATATTTTAAAAGTTAATGATTGTTATTTAGTTGAATATTTTCAATCATTTATTTTGTTGGTTGAAAATAAACCACCATATTTGTACTCGTAATCATTGAAACGAACTTATTTCAAGATTGAAACAAAAACCATAATGTGCAAATATAAACGATTAAATGTAAAAAAGCAATGAGAAAAGTAAAATACATCAGTATCCCATCAAAGATTATCAAGGAGATAGCCGCCGAGGTAGGTTGTACAGACCGCACTGTCTACGGGGCGATAAACTTCCGCACGGACGGAGAACAGCCAGAACGCATAAGGGAGCTTGCTCTCAAAAAGGGCGGAATCGTCTCACACAAGATGGTAGGATAAACAAAACGATTGAAACATTAGAGAAATATTAAGCAAACGATAAAATCAAAACAATATTATGATGACGTCCACAGAACCCCAAGTATCGCTTTCCGGCCGATACTCGACCAACGAGACTTGCAAGATACTCGGCATCGACAGGAGCACACTGTTCCGTTACACGAAGAATGGAATCATCAAATTCGGTTACAGGAGGTGTAACGGTCGAAAATTCTACCCGGGAAGTGAGATAATTCGGATTTGGAAATCCATGATGTAAAAGCCGGGGAGTAGCTCAACGGTAGAGCAACCGAATAAAAGAACCAATATGTTGGGTATCGGTTCTTCGGAGCGAGCAAGGGTTCGATTCCCGCCTCCCCACAAAAAAGCTCATTGACATGTTGGCGTACGTGAAGAACACCGAGAGTCGCAATAGCGGGAACGCCGAGACTTGCGACGGGTCGGGGTGAAGTAACGAAGTCGTGACGTGTAAGTAATATCCGGCAATTCGGCAACCGGGCACGCTTCACCAAGTTCAATGAATAGAAACGAACAAAAAAATGGAGAGAGAAAGGGATTGCCTTTCTAGGCAAGAATAGTTCAGACAGCTTTCCATTACCCTATATTTCCCCTGCCCGTCGGATTCGGGTTGAAAAAACAGTCATCTGTTGCAGGGGAACGAAATTAAATAAACCTGTGAACATGAACACAACCTGTATTATCCCACGGTCGGCAATCGAGGAACGATACGACCGGGCACGAGAAGATTTCAACTACCAATACGACAACTCTCCCTACAAATTAAAATGTAAGGAATTTTATCTGGGAGGCGGGGTAGAAAATTACGAGGTCGCTAGCCAGATACTATCGATGAACGAGAAAGAAATAGCCAAATCCTACCTTGAAGATTGTGATCCGAAAGACTGGGAAAGCATGCGTCGATACCGGGAAGACCTCATGTGCGATGCCACGGACATATACAAAACGGCTATCGCTATGGTAAAAGCCGATATTCAGAAACTAAAAAACATACAGGACGAGGTAGAAAGTTTTCTTGACGACCATATAGGAGAAAACATGGACGGTCATTATCTCGACGGAGATATAAACTATGAAATAGATTTGATCGACAAAAACGTCGATGTCATCATTCATTACGACGCATACAATCACAAGGAATGGGACAACGGCGACTATTTAACGCCACGTTCCGACAGTGGCTACATCGATACGGAATACACGGTAACCGTATTCGACGAATGTGGGAACGAAGAATTTGAGTTTAACGGTAATTTCCAAATATAACAGTCATGATATTCTACAAGTTATTTACCCTGCTCGCCATACTGCTTATGCTTTCCTCGATATTCGGGGTAGTCGCTTCGCTCATCAACGCCAACCTTTGGCAACTGGTGATAAGCATATCCCTGTTCGCACTGTCGTCGATGGCTCTTGCCGGGCAACAACAAACCGATAAGAAATAAATTATAATTCCATATAAATCAAGCATATTCACCGACCGTCCGGGAGGATATGCGGTGTATAAAAAGAAACATAACCCTTTAAACAAAAAAAATATGTCAGAGTACGAAGTATTACAGGTTCAAGCACAGCCACAAGTCATGCAAATAGACGCCCTCGAACGGGCAAATGTAGATTCGCAAGTAGCCACGGCGAAAAAATATCCTCGGGATATGCGTCGTAGTCTTGATGACTCTATCGTTATGGCTACCCTCGATAAAGAAACGGCACAATCGTGTGGATATGCGCTACCAAGAGGTAACAAACCTATTACTGGGCCATCTGTTCACTTGGCGAAAATAATCGTTTCAAACTGGGGGAATATGCGCACCGAGGCAAAGGTGGTTCAGATTACAGACACGCAAGTGGTAAGCCGTGGCACAGCTTGGGACTTGGAAAAAAACGTGGCAAGTGCTTTTGAGGTTCGTCGCTCTATCATTGACAAAAACGGGAAACGGTATCCAAACGACATGATAACCGTAACCGGCAATGCCGCAAACGCAATAGCCTATCGAAACGCCGTATTTTCGGTTATTCCAAAAAGCATCACCGATAAAGTCTACCAAGCAGCTCAAAGTTTCATTACTGGCGACCTGTCCGACGAAGATAAGCTCAAAAAGACAAGGGCGAAGTGGATTGCGTTTTTCAAAAACGAGTATGGTATTACCGAGGAAGAGGTAATCAAGTTGTGCGGAAAGCAGACAATTAACCAGATTCGAGGAAATGAGATTGCGTTGCTGTCCGGCATTGACCAGTCGCTCAAAGACGGTGACACAACGGTAGAAGAACTTATGAAGCCATACCGAGTCACGAAAAGCAGCAAATTCAAAGATATAGCCGGAGAAGCAGCCGGTGTCAAAGAGGGAATCAATCAGGAAGGAACTAAACAGACACTGTTCGACGATGGAAGCACAAAGGACTCTTGAATGGTACAGGAAGCGACTCGGTTGTTTCACGGGAAGCCGCATAGGCGACCTGATGAAAGCGAACCGAAGCGGAAACGGGTTCGGGGAATGCGCCATGAACTATATTTACCAAGTAGCGGGAGAGCGCATGCTCAACCCGGCTATGGTAAACGACGATGGGTTTTTCTCCGACTATATCACCCAGACAGACATATCGACCAAGCAAATGCGATGGGGAACGGAGAACGAGCCCGATGCCCGGCGCATATACGAACTTAAAACAGGTCGCCGTGTCGTCGAGGTAGGATTGTGCAAACACCCCACCATCGCCCATTTCGCAGCCAGCCCCGACGGATATTATTACGATGAGAATAAGCGGGAAAAAGGGGTAATCGAGATAAAAAGCGTGGGAACAGCCACATACGCCAAATACTTCCACAAGATAAAGGACAACGATACCCTCCTTTCCACGGAGCCGAGATATTACTACCAAATCATGTCCGAACTCATGTGCGTTGAAGCCGATTGGTGCGATTTCATCGTATATAACCCGTTCGAGAAGCCCTCCATGTTTATCAGAAGGATATATCCAGATGATAACATCTTCAAGAAGATAGCCGAAAGGATATACGAAGCCGATGAATTAGTCAATGAAATAATCAATTCATGAAAGACTATGAAATACAGTCAATCGTCAGCCTGCTGGAAAGAGCTGCAAAAGCGTTGGAAAAGTCCGACGACTACCGGCATAAAGAGCTGGCAAGATTGATGAGAAATAAAGTAAGACAATTAAATAAGAAATACAATGGACAAAAATGA